TTGACCTTGAGCCTGTCCTTGACCTTGAGCCTGTCCTTGACCTTGAGCCTGTCCTTGACCTTGAGCCTGTCCTTGACCTTGAGCCTGTGGTTCCTCAAACTGTCCTTGGCCTTCACCTTGAGCTTGTGGCTGAGCTTGTGGCTGAGCTTGTGGCTGAGCTTGTGGCTGAGCTTGTGGCTCTTCTTGAGCTTGTGGTTGAGCTTGTGGTTGAGTTTGCGCTTCTCCCTCAGTTTGTACCTGTGGTTGTCCTTGAACTTGTCCTTGTGCACCACCCATTATTGCATTTCCTGGGATTTTTTCAACATCAAGATTATTTAAGTTGATGAATTTTACTATTTCTTCTGCGATATCTACATCACCAAAAAACTGACGTAAGTTTTTACCAGTAGTATCTTTAACTTTCTTAACATAAGCATTGATTAATGATTGTGGGATATCAATCATAGTCTTAACTTTATAAATATCATTTACTTGAAGAACAGATTCTTTGATTATTTCTTCTCTATTCTTTGTAATGCGATATTTTTCAAATGTTCTAATATGCTTCATTTTTTATAAATATTTTTTATAACTTATATATTAAGTAAAAAAAGTCATTTTTTTACTTTAGTTTATAAGGATAATTCCTAGTATTAGACCGATAATTGCAAGTCCTCCACCTGCTCCTCCTAGTATCATTTTTGTTTTCAATCTTTTGATTTGTTTGTCTTTTACGTCTACTAGGTTTTGTCTATTTTGAACCTCTAATTCTAAAATCGAAATTTTCTTAACATATCCGCTTATTTCACCTTGTAAAGATGTAATTTGGTCATCTTTATTTTCTAGTGATTTTTTAAGATTTGATATTTCCATTTTCTGAGAAGCAATTACGTTATCTTTATCATTGATTACTTTCACACAAACTGAGTCATAATCTGTCATTTGAGAATTTAATTTCTCAAAAAGTAAAAGAAGTTCTGAATTGTTATCAAGTGCCTGAGCTTGTTCAATTGTCATTACAACTACTTGTTGACCAAGTGAGTCTATTTCAAATTTTGGATAGTCTATCTTTTGTGAGTAAGAAAAAAGACTTATAATTAATGCAAAAATTAATAAAATACTTTTCATAGAGTTTTTGTTTTATTTTTTATTGATTCTAAAAGAGCGTCTCCAGTTCTATTTGGTGGATTTTTCTTAAATTCTTCAATTTTTTCTTGAGTTTCTTTAATCTCGACTTTTAGTTTGTCTAAATTAGCTTTCGATATGTTAGCATCTTGTTCGGCTTTTTTTGTTTGTTGTTCAAGTTTTTCGTTTTCTTGTTTTAATTTTGATTCTTCAGATTTTAGAGAATTAAATTTTTCTTTCCAAGATTCTATTTCTAAATCTGTTTCTTTTTTCCTCTTTTCTAGTTCTTTGAATTCTTGTTCTAATCGATTTGCTTCATTTTTTAAATCTTTGTTTCCACCCCAGAACCACTTTAATCCAAAGAATAAAGAAGTTACTAATAAAATCAAGATTATTATTGTTTTAATATCTAATTTCATCATTTTAATATTCTTTTTTTTAATATCTAATTTCATCATTTTAATATTTTTTGATATATATAAAAAAGTAATCTACTTTATTTTTTATTTTAAAAATTTGATATATATTTGTACTTATGAAATATTCTAAATTAATCTGTTTTGATTTTGATGACACACTTTGTCACACACCATTACCGGAAGACGGTAAAGAAATTTGGTTCGAGAAAACCGGTACTGAATGGCCTCATAGAGGATGGTGGTCAAAGCCTGAAAGTTTGGATTTGAATGTTTTTGATATTCCTATTAATGATTGGGTTTATCAAAAATACTTAGAAGCTGTTACAGATGAATCTGTTTATTTAATTATGGCTACTGGTCGTATTGAGCCTTTAAGAAAAGAAGTGGAGATAGTTTTAAATCATCATAATCTTTCTTTTGATGAAGTTTATTTAAATTTTGGTGGAGATACTTTCAATTTTAAGACGAGACTTTTTGAGAATTTAATCAATAAGATTAAACCGGAAGAGTTTATTATGTATGATGATAGACAAGAGCATTTACCAAAATTTGAGGAATGGGCTAAAACACAACCTTGTAAAGTTACAGTTGTTGATGTTGTAAATAAAACAATTAAAACTTTTAATTAAATAACAAATAAAATAATTATGGCAACAATTACTAAAACCAAAACTAATTCAAAAGTAGAAGAGATTTTATCTTCACCTTATCGAATAATTTTACATAATGATGATTATAATACATTTGAACATGTTATCAACTGTTTGATGAAAATATGTGGACATGAGCTTGAACAAGCTTCTCAATGTGCTCATATTGTTCACTTTAACGGTAAATGTGATGTTAAATATGGTGATTATGATACAGTTTCTAAAATGAAGGAAAAACTTCAAATTTCTGGTCTGAGTGTAACAATGGAAGTTAACAGTTAAAGTTTTCTATTAAACCAGTCTAAGTTATTTCCCCCAGAAGATCCTCCTGATTTATATCTGTTCTGAAATTGTTTTCTTACTTTCAGTACCTGACCATAGTCTACTCCCTCTACATAATCAATATTTGATAAACATTGGTTTATATAATTTGAAAATTCCTTTTCAAGTTCTTTAGACATCCATTCATCTACCATTTCTCTAAATTCATTTTTATTAAATATTGAAGTGGCGTTGACAATAGTCATTACACAGTCGTCGTGTCCTACATCAGCTGCGTACTTTATGTTTCCGGCCGATGTTGTGTGTTTAACAAAAGTTGTTATTTCTCTAATTGTTTCTTCGTTGTTTATTGAAAATCCTTTGTTTAGCATTAAATCTTGATAGTCTTTTACCAACATATTTTTATTTTCACCTACTTTTAGACCTATTTTTTCTTCGGTTGAATCCGCTCTGTGTTTGTATCTAACAAATACACTAGATCCATAATTATTATTTCCATCAAATACGTGAGGCATTTCAGCAAGAAGAGCATTTCCGTAGTTGTTTAATTCTAAGACCACCTTTACATTTTCTGGATTAAGATACTCAAATACTAAAACATATAATAGTTCTGATAATTGTTTTACTGATATTATATTACTTCTAAACAATCCAATTTGTTCTAATCTGAAAAAGTCTACAATTGATTTATATGAGAGTTTTTGTTGGTCTATTATATCTTTTGACTTATTGACAATTTTAAATATATTTATAACAGAGTAGTCTTGTCCGAGACCTTCTGAAATATCGACCGATAGTACAATTTTATAATTTTTTCTTTTAATTGGTATGAATACATCATCATCATCAATCCACTTTAATCCTTCATAACTGAACCTAATAAACTTATCGAATTCAAATATATCTTCGTATGTGTAATTTTTCTTATTTTTAAGTAATTCTTCAATTATTCCTTCACTTAGAAGTGACTTACTTGAGTTTATAAATCTCAAACCATATTCTTGGTTAAATGCGTCTTCTCCACCAATATCTTTTATAGCTTCTTCTTTCCAAGTTGTCATTTCAGCAATTGCCATAATAGGTACTTCAAGACCATTTTTATCAATAAACATCATTTTTTTAACATTCTCATCTGTACACAAATCATTATTGAAAACATTTATGACATCTTTTAATAAATCCATATTATATTCCATGAAAACCTTAGTTTGTGGTCCCCAAGTCTCGTTAACAAGATTAAATATATCTTCTTTATCAACACCGTGTTCGTACATCTTATGTGGATTTAATCGTATGTAAGTAACGAATCTTCCCGGTACTTGATACCAGTAAACTCTCATCGGTTTGTAGTTGTTTTTCTGTGGATCACCATCCGGTCTTTCCGCATCTGTTAATAACTTATGGAATAAGTTCATACCGTTGGGAGTAGATGTAATAATAATTTTAGAATTCTGAACGGCTGCTGTGGTTGGGAAAGCGGCTGTATAATATGGTTCAATAATATTAGACGGAATGTGAGCAAACTCATCAAGATAAAGAACGTCAATGGTAAAACCGATGGCTGGTGTCTTTGTTCTAGCTGATGTTTTAATTCTACAACCATTCTCAAATGTTAATGACTTTTGATTCCAAGTTTTAATACCTGGTTTTAAGAAGAAAGGTAATAATGAATAGATTGACTTAATCTTATCAACAATCTCTACAGCCGTATCTCCTTTGTTGGCAACAATCATTATATTTTTATCGTTGTCAAATAGTATTTTATGTAACATGAAAATAGAAGATGAGATAGTCTTACCAACTTGACGAGAAGCCATTAGTATATTAAATCTACTATTAACAAAGTTGTCAAGCATTTCTTTCTGATAATCTCTTAGTTTGATAGATCCTATAGAACCATCCTCTCTTTTCACCTTACAATATTTTTCTACAAAGTAGTGAACATCAACAGCACATCTAACATACTCTTGTTGTTCACTCGCGGTCATCTTAAAAGTAACACCTTGTCTTCTAAGACCTACTTCACTCTTTAGCCATGGATTTTGATATCGTTTAACAACAATACCATCATTTATCTTATCTGTTGCCTCATCTACTAACTTAGTAGTGAATATCATTTGCCTTTCTTGTGTCTCTTTAATACTCATCAAAGGAAATATTTTTTAATATATATTGTAAAAAACCGTCTTCTATGTCTAAAACCGAAAATGAAAGAAACCGTCTTCAAGATGAATTTGACCAAATACAATCAGAAGGAGGAGATTATGATTTATCAAAACACTTAGCGAGACCTGAGGACTTACCTGATTTAGGTGAAATAGAAATATATGATTATGACTCTGATTTGACAGTTGCTAGTCAGCAGTCTATGGATGTGTTAGAGTCTCTTGTTGATTTGTATTTAGGTGACGTTCCTCAATTAAAAGAACATCCTTATATTAAAAATAAAATGAAAGAAGATGCTACAGTGTACGCTGAAGGTATATTCTTAACAAAGATGACAAGAAAAAACTTTTTATCACAATTAAGACAAGTTGATAATGGTGATAATTCTGCTAGAATGCATGAGGTTGTTAATCAAACAATTGGTCAAATTAGAGAAAATGCTAAGTTTTTATCTGGTCAAAAAACAGAATTAGAGAAATTCTACAAGACATTAAGAAAAGATTTAGGTTATAATGAAATTGAACCAGAGTCTACTAAGGTAGAGGAAGATGATAATGTCTCTGATGGTGGTGAAATAACTGACAATAGAAAGTTAAATGAGATGATTAAAAACGCGATGTTGAGTAAAGATAATGATAAGAAAAAGGATTAACCTTTATGTCTAAATGACTCAAAAGTTTTTATTATATTCTGATGAGTTAACTTCACAGTTGTTGTTATAAACTTATTCACTTTATTAAAAGTCACTTTATTAATAATAAGTTGAATATTTTCGGATTTGACTATATCTTTAATTTTACCTAATAGATTCTTATCTGAATTTTTTTCAATAAACACCATAGTGTCATTTATAGTTTTAGACATTTCTATAGAATCATTCGAATCATCATAAAAGTATACTGTTTCATATCTTGTTATTTCTTCATCTGTAAATTTATCATCATCTGTTTTAAGTCCAACTAAGTGTTGTAATAACAATCTAACTTTCTTATGACATATATCATCTTGATTTCTATTAAAAAATGTTTCTGATATGTAATAGTATGTTTTGACCTTCAGACCTATACTTGATAGATAATCTTCAAGTTTTTTTATTATAGGTTCGTAGTTTTTCTTAGTGTTCTTCGAGCAAATTACATAAATATCATCATCTGAGTTTTTAATATCTACTAAGTTTTCTTTATGAATAGTATAATTTGACTTTTCTATTATTTCAGGATTCATAAATTCTTGTAAAGAGAAAACTAATTCTGTTGTATTTATGTTAGACTTTATACATTTAATTTTTATCTGATTTGCTAAATCCTCGGATATCCAATAATCTTGATTTCCAAATCTGAACTTTTGATTATATTTTATATAGATTCCTTTTTTAATTAAATTAAATTCAGATTCTGATATTTTTATAATAGGTATAGATGGTTTGATTTTTGATACAATCCAAACTTTACTTTCCAATCCAATTAAAACTGATAAGTCGAAAAAGTGAGCTCTCATAACTTGTAGTTGGTTACTTTATATCTAATTTGATGAGGTTCATTATCAAATCTATTACCCTCATAACTTTTATCTATCCATTCAATCCCACCTGAAAGTTCATTATCAAAGCTTAAACACTTTTTACAAACTTTTGGTTCTGACACTACACCATCGTTTATTATATAGTCTTTTTCTGTATAAGAAAAGCTAACCTTACACCATGGGTTTGAGCATATTGAGTTGAAAGTATTCATTGGTATTATATATAAAAAAGAAAAACCTATCTTTCGACAGGTTTTTCTTGATTTATTTTACAATATTTTTACTAAGTGCAAAATCATATAATATTGGTAAATTAAGATATTTTTTGAGACCGTCTCTTATATCAGATAATTTTTTTGATCTTTTTAATATTTTTATTACCATAAATCCAAACTCTTCTTGAAAGTCTAAGTAACATTCTGACCAAGTTTTATTATAATTTGACATAACACACCACTCTTCTTCTCCGCCTGTTAGATAGAAAAGACTTCTTGATGGTGATATTTCATCTAAATTTACACTTTTTATTTCTATGTTCCATATATCTTCTGTTATTCCTTTTGTTTTCATTAAAATTGTTACTGCTTCTGCTAAATCGTTTGTTACTTCTCTTCCAATCTCGAAGTACCAATCATCTTTTGATTTGAAGATTGAGACTCTGTGGTTTCTAAACAATAAATCTGAGTTTTCAGATTTGATTGCGTCTCTTTTTCTTTTCATAGTAGTAAATTATTTTTTAATTAAGCTTTATCCCGCTTATCCAGTTCCCATTAAAATACCCGTTTTCCCATATTCCATTTTCCCAGTTTCCGTAAAATCCTCCATTCTTAAAAATTCCATAATGCCAGTCTCCTGACATGAAGATTCCTTCGTGCCATATAAGAGTACTATTATGGATTTCAATAATTGCTCCGTCTACTTCGGAGTCAACTAACCAATAAAGTTTTTCGTTTGTTAATATCTCTAAGATTTTACTATTTGTAGTATAAGTTTTTGATTTATACTTTAGTTCTAAAAAATTCATATTGCGAATTATAATTTACAGTGTTATATATTACTATGAAAATACTATTATTTGAGCTACCTCCGAAATTTTGCGGTTTTTTAGAGTAGGTAATTTTAGATTAATTTTTGAATTTGAGTGAATCCTTCATTTTTATTAAATCCTAAAGAATTAAAAAATATTTTAGTAAAAAATAGAGAATACTTTTTAATATATATGAAAAAATATTAATACTTCATGAAGTATATTAGTTCAAGAGATAATTATCTCAAACAAGTTAATGAAAGAAGACAAATACAAGTCCATAATAATTTAGAAAAAAAGTTAGGTGATTTAATACTTGAAACAATGCCAGGTTCTGGTGCTATGGGTAATGAAATTACCTGGGGTGATTCACTTGTTGGTAGATTAATAAATGCAATAATCAGAAAAACTCAAATTGGCGCAAATATGATTTTAATGAAACCTTTAATTTCAAGATTAAGAGCTGAATTTGAAGATATATTGAATACATCACAACTTGCAGAGTTAGATATGGATGATAAAAAAATGCTTGGTAATGTAACTATCTATGCTTTTCTAAACAGATTAGAGATGAATGTTGCTCACCTTCATGATTTTAAGAAATTTAAGGGCAGAATCGATCCTGTTAACTTACCTGGTTTAATAGATTTAACAAAAGAAACTATCTCTAAGGTAGAAGAGACAGAACCAATTGAGAAAAAGAATGAGCTTTTAAGACAATTAAATGACTTTTTAAAGTATTTAGAAGGTATTAATCCTGATGATTATAAAAAGAAAGAAACATTTGAAGAAAAATCAGAGAATAAATTATTTAATCTTTGTACAGAAAACTTAAAAAGTGTTTTAAGTGTCGTTAAGATATATGATGAGATGCAGAAAAAGAAGTTTTATTTCTATGCTGCTGTTAAAGGATCACCGGTTGGTGGTAGTGCAAGAGAATTGAGTGCTACTTCTGCTGACGATGCTGTAGAGAAAAGTGGTCGTGATAAAAAGTTTGTTTCTAACATCTCTAAATCAGTTGATGATATTTATAAAGAAAAATTAGCTAAGTGGGTTGAAGAACAAAAGAAAGCTGGTAAAAACACAAATGCTGGTGAAGGAACAAGAGATCGACTTAGAAAAGAAGCTGAAGCTGAGAAAGGTGAAAAGAAACCTATAGATGTTAGTGTTCATAATAAAGAACAACTTGCTAAAGTTACTGCACCTGTTCCTGTAAAACCTACAACAAATACTGCAACGAGAGAATCAATTTACATTTATGAAGAAGTTGATTATAAAGCTGAAGAAGCTCCTGCTGCTGTTTCTACTGGTGATTCCATTGAGTGGGATTTTACTGTTAAGACAAAAGGTACTCACGTTAATAAGGGAATTAAACCACTTTATAGTTTATTAAAAAGCGAACCCGGTGTTATAGAAGAATTAGAGGCTTATTTTAAATTGACTCCTGAACAAAGAATTGCACAAGGTAAAACAAAATCTCCAATTCAGAAAATTTACACGTCTGTAAGAGATGAGAATTTTAGAAAAAAGTATGAAATAAAAGAAGGACTTGATAATTTTTTAACAAGACCTGAAAATATCGCACAAAAGATAGTTGCTCTTTACTCAATTACTGTTAAAAATGATGTAATGAATGCTACTAATGATGAGATTAAAAAGATGTTTGCTTCTAACAATGAGAATTTAGTGTTGTGGAATAAAATGATGAAAGAATTAGTCAATTTCAATGCGACTATGAGAGGAGTTATAAATCCTGAGTTACAATTTGGTAAACCTGAGTCGGGAGATGAAAAAACTGAAGAAAAATTATTATTAGGATATGATAGATTCATTCATAGAATGATTACTGAAGCGGATGAAACTGAAACAACTGATAAAACAGATGATGAAAAATCAAAAACTGATAAAGAACCAGAAGGTCAGACTACTCCAGAGACAGGTGATCCTAAGAAAATAATGCCAAAAAAATTAGCAAATGAGATTCAGGATTGGTGGCAAAAGAAAATGGACTTAAATGCTTGGGTTATTAAAGAATCTGAAGTTGAAAAAATTAAAGTTAATTTAGAAAAGAAACTTGCTGAGAAAAAAGATGCTATAGTTATTGATGGTATGGATCCTATTATGAATATTGTTAGAATATTCAATAGATCATATAATCTACATACAAATAATACTATCCCTGGTGCTAGAACTGGTGGTAAGGTTTCAAGATCTGTTTATAATGAATATATTCCTTTTGGTAGAAGTGGTGGTGGTGAACCAAATGCTCAAACAGAAGGTCCATATAGACACAAAAAGACATTTGCTATTTGGAATGATGCTGTAATTAAAATTATGGGAGAGAGAATTTTCCAACCTATTTTTAATAAAAACACCGAAATTAGAGTCGGTAATGTATTAAAAAGAGGAGCTGGTGTGGCTTTAAGAAAATTCATAACAGAAATGTTAGATGGTGAAGAACCATTTAAGAAAGGAGCTCAACAAAAGATGCTTGATAGATACTTTGGTGACATGTCTGATGAAAACTTCAAAGGATTACCAGAGTCTGATTTATCTTGGAAGAATCCTACTACCGGTGAATTAGATGTTAAAGATGCTTATTCTAAAGCAGCTTTGATTAAGCAGTCAATTTATAAATTTGTTAAACCAGAAAGTATTAAAGGTGGTGCGGATGGTGAGGCTGAAGTTGATGACTTTATTAAAGAACAAAATTTCAGTGGTAAATGTCTACAAGTTGATGGTATTGATGATGCAAATAAAGATATAACATATTACTTTTTTATTCAAGATGTCATTGGTGATTTCTATTACATATCTTATTCACCTTCTTTTTTAACATTTAAGAACTATTTACTTAAAGTTTATGATGGAGAATCAATTAAAACAGAAAAAGGTGATGGTGTAATGGATTTAGAGGTTAGAAAAAAAGTTAGAGGTACAATTATTTCTAAAAATACTTTCCTAGAGTGTATAATAAATAACAAACTCCCTCTAAAGATTAATAGTGTTTCTTCTGGAAAAGAACCTGAAAAAGTTGAAAATATGAAGTTTATTACTAAAAGAATGTTTTGGCTTATAAAAGAGACAAAAGAGGATGTTAAAGGTAAGGAGACTGTTACAACTAAAGCTGTTGATATAAATGATGATATGGTGAAACTTAAAACTGCTATTAAAATTCATGGTGGTTTTGAGAATATTAAAATAGATTTAGAAGCGGCTGAGAAACCTACTACAGTGAAATTTACTTAAAGAAAATGAAATATGTGCTTAACTATCAGAAATTTCTTGAGAAATTTGAGATTTTAGATTCTGATGAGCCAGATGTAAAGATGGCAAAAGAAAAAATGAATTCTTTACAGGATCAGTTTACAGAGTTCAATCAAAAGAAAGCCTCAATTGACGATATTTATAAAGACGAAAAGTTAACACCTGAACAAGTAGAAGAGAAACTAAAACAAGTAATTGGTTTGGAAGAAGAAAGTCCTGATAGAGATAGAAATCCATTTTTAATTGAATACTCTAACATATGTAGATTAGAAAAGGAAGTTAGTAATCTACAAGACCAAAGGACTAAAGATAAATTGAAGATTCAAGAGTTTCAAGAAGAGTTAAGTTTACTTGATAAAGAAGAAACAAAACTACTAACCAAATCAAATATCAATGACTTAAATACTAAATTGGCTGAAAAGTCAAAGAAGATACTTGATATGGGAAAAGAAATACAGCAAAAGAAAACAGAACTTGGTCAAAAAATGAATCAAGTTCAAAAAGATATTAATGAATATACTAAGAAAATACAAGATGAGAAACAAAAATAGAAAAAATATCGTTTTTTCTATTTTATATATACATTAAAATAAAAAAAAATATAAAACAATATGGCTATTCAAATTGGAAAATACAAAAGACCAGGAATCTTCATAGAAGAATTTGACCAATCAATAATCACTAGCCCTGTTCAGGAAGGTATTACTAACCTTGTAATCGGGGTTTCTAAAAAAGGACCAGTTAATACACCAATCAGAATTACTTCTACTGGTGAATTGGAAGCGGTATTTGGACAACTCGATCGAGGATTAGAAAGAAAAGGTTCATTCTTTCATAGAACTATTTCTAAAATGTTAGAAACTTCACCGATTTTCGCTATCAACCTGCTTGTTACAGATGATAACTTAGATACTATTGAATATCAATCTTTATCTACATCAGCTGGATTCAACAATGATATCGAAAGATTGGGAGCTTATAGAAGATTCTTTGACACAACTGGATTCTGGAAGAGAGACACTGAGTCTTTCATTAACTTAACTAAGAACAATACAGGTTATTCTGAGAGAGCGTTTAATATAACAAACCTTTCAGATAAATCTATTACTGTGTTTATATTTAAGTCTCAAGTTACTGGTTTTGATAGAACATTACTTGAGTGGTATGGTTCCGTTGAAAAAATGCCTCCTTATGTTAATAAAAATGATTTTGCATCTGACTACTTAGTTGATGTTGTAGTTGTTGGTGGTGATTGGTCTAATTATCAACAACTTGCTGTAGAGACAAGATGGAGTGCATACTTTAACGCATCTGGTCTTAGAAAAGAGCAAATTAGAAATTTTGCTAATGATAGAAACGTTACTTTGTTATCATATTATGAAGGTCTTTCATTAATTCCATATTTTAGAGATTTGAATGGTAGAAATATATTTATTGAAACTACTGTAAATAGAGATACTGATAGAACTGGTTTATTCTGTTCATTTAACAACGATTTAGTAGAAAAAGACTACTACACAGGATTACTTGACTTACTTGGTAATACATTAGTATCCAAAGAAGAAACTCAAATAGATTTCTTATCATATAAAGAAACTATCGCTGAGAGTGTTGAAATTACAGCAGTTCCTCTTGACTTACCAGGTAACGTAACTGCTTTAACTGGTGACACTGATGGTGTTTACGGAGGTACTTACTCATATGATGGTCAAAATTTTCACGCATTTGATGATTCTGGTAGTACAGGTCCATTAACAAGTGGTATCGCTTATAACGGTAATAACAGAACATCTTGGTTCGCTGAGGGTTCAGTTTATGGAGTGAAGAAAAATTCAACTCTTACTTCATCTACGCAATCTATTACTGTTACTTATGATGCTGGATATTTACCTGGTGAGCCATTTGCTATAATTGGTGACCAATATGTTACTGTTTTAGGAACAGCTTCTCTTACAATTAGTTCTTCTGATTATCCAGTTACAAACGCAACTGCATCGTACACATCAACATTTATTATCGATGCTACTGGTGAGATTTTAAGTCTGAATAGTTTAGTAAAAGATACTAATCCATCTGTTGGTCAAAACGACATCGTACTTGGATATCTTGATTTTGATGTTTATCAAGGAAATTTTGTTAACTTAGGAGCTCTTTCTGTGAATAATGTTTCTGCAAATCATTTAGGATTTAATGACTTAAGTTATGGTACTCAATCAGGTGATGATTATACAATTACTGAAACATCTACGGGTATTCTTAAGTTTGAGTTTACTGGTACTAACACTACATCTAAAACAAGTAACTACGAACAGTGGAGAAGATTTAAGATGTTTAATAGATTAGTTGGACTTATTGATGGTCCAAACAAATATAAAATGACTATGTGTTTAGGTCCAAGTGCTTCTTTTGAGAAGTCATCTTTGGCTAATATGGAGATTAGTAACATTGTTACAAATACTACACAAAACAAGTCATTCATTTTAGATACTAAATTGGCTTCTTCTAAGTTAATTGATATCACAAAAGGATATTTTGTATTATATACAGAAGATAATGAGTTCTTACTTGGAACTGATGGTGTTATTACTAAAGATACTGTAACAGATACTACACAAGGTGGAATTGGAGTTGTTGGTAAATACTCTAAATTCTACACAAGATATTTCGATGGTATCATCAATAGTAAAGACTTCTTCTATGATAATAGATTGTATGTTGACTCAGCTGGTTCTTCAAATAACGTTCTTGGTGATACAGTTAATGTAACATTTATAGACGGTGAGGTCGCAACAACAGCTACATCATCATACGCTGGGTACGATTATATAGTATTCCAATCTTCTGTAGTTGGATTTGATGCTCAAATCGATCTTCAGACACAAGAGAAAATTCAATTTCCATCATCAACAGATAATAAAGGAGTATTTACTATAGTACAAAATGTTGTAAACCCTTTACAATCAGCAAATGGATTAGCAACAGCATTAGGATTTATTGGTTCTACATACTACGCTTATCAAGTGAATGAGGAGGTTGTTTATGAGTACTTAACTGATGTTAATTTAGTTAATGATTACTTAACAAAACATTATCTAAGAATGTTCTTAGACTCAAATGGTGTGTTAGATGTAGAGTTTAAAGATGAAAATCTTGATTCTGATGTTGATGTTGATATTTATGCTAATAACACATTCTTCATTCAGTCTGAGAAAACTAACTACAAACAAACTGTAGAGATTGAAGTTCCAGCTGGATATATACAAACTGCTAACAAATGTTTAGTAAATGGTGCTAGATATACTGAAATTAGAGTAGGTGATTTCTTAGAAGCAAGTTATGATGTTAACGCTTTACAAATAGGAGAAGCTCCAAGAAGATTAACAAGAATCTTGAGTAAAAAACTATACGCTGGTAATACAGAACTAGTTGAAATTACTTGTGACTCTACAATCGCTATCACAAACTTCGGTGGTGACTTACAAACTACAAGATATGTAACAATTGATACTTACGCTACAACTTACAAAGCTTTATCACTTAATGGATTTAGAATTAGACAAGCTTCTTTACCTGATGGTACTGAAACAAGACAAAATACAGTCTTAAATCTTGTAGCTAAAGGAACACCTTTATTTAAGGCAATTACAAATAAAGAAGCTATTGACTTTAGATATTTAATTGACTCATTCGGATTAGGACTTACAGAAAGATCTAAACAACAGTTGGTTGATATTTGTGGTGATAGATTAGACATATTTGGTTTCTTGAATATGCCTTCATTAAGACAATTTAAGAATTCATCTTCTCCTACATTCGTAAACACAGAAGGAGTTCTTCAATTAGAATATGTGGCAAAAGGTGGTGACCCTGAGAGTTCACCAGCATTCCTTTACTCATTTGGTGATGGTGCTGGTACAACTTGTGTTGGATACTTCACTCCATATGTTATTGTAAATGATAATGGTAGACCAATTGAGTTTCCTCCAGCGTCTTACGTAGCTACAACTTATATGAGAAAACACGTTTCTAACATTGGTAACGTTACACCTTGGACAATCGCTGCTGGTGTTAATAATGGTAGAATTTTAGCAATCAATGACTTAGAAATGATGTTTACACCAACTGACATTGAATACTTAAATCAGGCTCAAATGAACCCATTAGTATTCAAGAGAAACAGAGGATTTGTTATCGAGACTGAGAATACAGGTCAAACTCTTTATACATCTGCTCTTTCTTACATTCACGTAAGAGAAGTTCTAATCGAACTTGAAAGAGAACTTTCAAGAATGTTATTAGACTTCCAATGGAGATTTAATACTCCAGATATTAGAGCTGAGATTAAACTTAGAGCTGACGTTATCTGTGAAACATATGTTAGTAGAAACGGTCTATACAACTTCTTTAACAAGATGGATGATGAGAACAACACTGCTGAGATTATTGACAATCAAATTGGTGTACTTGACACTTATGTTGAACCAATCAAAGGTATGGGTATTATTGTTAATAATATTACAATACTTAGAACAGGAGCAATTAGTGCTGGTGGATTCATCAATGGATAATAATAAAAATAAAATTATAAAAACCCTCAAGAAATTGAGGGTTTTTTTATTTTAAAGATAAACTTATTATTATTTAACTATTATAATAGAGGAAGAAATATATCTAATATATAAAAAAAAATACAAACGTATGTCTGATAATAATAAAAATGAAATGACAGAAGAAGAATACCTAAAGAGACATCTTTCGGATTTAGAAACTGGAAAAAAACAAGCAGAAGAAAAATCATCACAAGGTGATATTCCATTTGTTCAACCTGTAGATAATTCTAGAACTACTGATTTACAGTTTTTTAATATGGATGTTAGAGAACTTCCTTGTGGTGAGTTTTATCCAACTGGATCTTTATTTATGGTTCGACCAGCTCAAGTTAGAGAAATTCAAGCATACTCAATGGTAGATGATAATAACTTTTATGATATTATTGAGAAAATGAATGATATTCTACAAGCTTGTGTTAGAATTAAATATCCTGATGGAAAATTAGGATCTTTCTTAGAAGTAAAAGACCAAGATAGATTATTCTTGATTTTCTTAATCAGAGAACTTACTTTTCAACAAGGTAATTCACTTACGGTAACTCAAAGATGTACTTGTGGTCAAGATGTTGTTATTGAGTTAAAAAGAGAAAACTTTGTTTCTCATGATATTGATGAAAAATTAGAAAGATTCTTTAATCACTCTAGTAGATGCTATAACTTTAAAACTGTTAATGGTAAATTCTTTGAACTTACTCCACCTAATATTGGATTACAGAAAGCTTTTACAGACTATATTGTTAAAGAGAATAATGAAAAACGTACTCCAAACTTAGCTTTCTTAAAGATTATTCCATTTATGATGTCAAATAGAACATCAATCACTTATGATGGTATTAAAGCTAAAGTTAAAGAATTTGAAGAAATCGATGATATCTCATTTCAATTTCTAAATTCAGCCGTTAGTAAAATGACCTTTGGTATTAAGGAATTAAAAAGAAATTGTGAGTGTGGTGAGGAGGTCCGCACAGACATGCAATTTCCCACCGGAGCGTCAGGTATTTTCGTTATTCACGATGCCTTTGAAGCATATATTAAAGAATAAGCTTCTACTTCAGAAACACTTTCATCTTTCTGAATTTGCAATGGATTTATGGCCTTTTTGGTTATTCGAGGAGAATATCAAATTAGTTAATGAGATCGTTGAAGAGGAAGAAAGTTCTAGAAAGAAACAAGAAGGTGAACAATCTAAGTCAATGCCAGACACTAACTCTATGATGAAAAGTGCTTCTAGCTTTGGTTCTAACAACTTTAACATACCTAGTTTCTAAATTTAGAAATACTTTAAAAAGAAAAAACCCACATTTGTGGGTTTTTTTATTTTGTTAAAGATGTCTTAATTTTATTAGTCTATTCCGTATCCTGAAACTAATTGAGGTGCTCCAATTCCTAATCCTTGGTCGATATATTCGTCGATAAAGTAATCATAAACGAAATCAGCTTGAGTTGACTCAATGATGTTGTTAGATGACCAGTCAAGTGAGTAACCTGCTATTTTACTAATTTGTACGTTTTGGAAAGTTACACGTCTCAATACAATACCTTTTTTATCGTGTTGGTTAACAATAATAGTACCGATGATATCACTCTTGTAGTGAAGTGCACCATTTTGTGAGTTAAATACTAAGTCATACCAAGCTTTCAACGTATTCCATGTTTCCATAGAGCCTTGGTCGTTAACATTCACCTGAATCGGAATAGAAAGTGTACCGTCAGTTTTTGTAGGTGAAGTCATAAACATTCTTGTTGAATACTTGAATCTTTGTGATTTAGCAGCTACGTCAAACTCTGTAAGGTTAAGATCTATTTTTGTTGCATTTTGTAGTAACAAAAATGGATTTCTCTGTGTCTGTTGTAAGATTACTGGTAAAATAAAGGTAATCTCAAAGAGGTTCAAGTAAACTACTTCGTCTGGTGCAGTACCAGGACCACCTGGTGCGCCTACATTAATTACTTGGTTAAAATGTGGTAATGGCATCTTATTTTAATTTTTTTTTCTTTTGTTTTTAGTCAACAAATTATAAATTATATATTATTTTGTAATCTGTCTCTATCTTTTTCATTGTATATATTAGTTACCAAAAGTGATTTTTTTCTAAACTTAACTCTCTGGTGTAAATACACTATAGGATGCACCATAGTTGCTAAATCCACTTCCTTTATCAAAAGTAACCCTTATTGAATACTCTCTGTCATAATCAGGAGAAACTCCTGCATTTATAAGGTTAAAATAGTTTAGATTTCTATCGTAGAACGTAATAGTAGATGTCTGAATATCTTCAATTCTGTATCTATAAGTAATTACTCCAGATTTTGAATCCGCATATATATTTTGGTCTAGTGTATTGAGAGTTATTCCTCTAAAGTCGGCTCTTAACTGTGTAGTTTCTGGTGGATTTTCTACAAATATCTGACTATAAAATTCCTTATTAAAACTAAAATAAGTCGGAAAACTAGTCCTTACTATACCAGATTCGGTAAGATTTGCGCCAGTGTTGATTGGAAGTTTTACTTTTAAACTCCAAATTCCACTAGCTGTTAGACTTTGTGTAACACCAGAGTTCACTGAAGTTGGAGTTATCAACACATCTGGTTCGAATATTGTACTAGTTCTATAGTATATACTTTTCTGAGCATCTGCGTTAGTTACACTAATCCCACCTGGTAATGCGTCTGACGGAACTTGAAAATATACTTTTCTTGTATCAGCGACTCCACTAGTGGCTCCATAAAACTGAGTTGATACTCTTAAAGGTGGTAATTTTACTCCATTTGATGCATAGAACATCATTGGTGTATTCTTATCTGAAAAAATACGATAATCACCATCTCTATTTAAAATTATCTCATAAACTCCCTCAGGTGCATCTTTTGGAATTACTACTTTAACTAAAGATCTTTCATCGTCTTGTTTTGAACTGTATTCTGTTATCTGGTGTAAATCTTGTCCAGAAAAAGATTCAGGTGATGAAGGTTTTTGTGGTGTGACATAGACTGCGGATCCAACGAATCCATATGTAATTGTATTATCTATCAAAGATTGTGTACTTCCAGTATTTGGACATTGTAATAGTAAATTTAGACGTTCACTATCAGATTTGTAAACTAAAAATCTAGTGTCTGAGTTAGCAATTTTTATTATATGTAACCAAGATGAAACATTTTGAGTAAATATATCCATATATAATGGTATTCCTCTAAAGTATTTCGGAAAGTCTGAATATCCAATATTTGCCGTTCCGTCTGATCTTAGATAACGAACTAAGTCAGTTGTCATGTAATCAAATATAGAAAGAAATGTATTATCTGATTCTTTTTGGTAGATAAAATGAGGTGTTATACCTGAAGAACGACCAGTTATTCCGGAACTTTCTATTATAAATCTACCTGCTTTTTGAGCAACTTTGTGAATATATGGACTGTCTAATGTGTATCCTATTTTTGTAAAATTATCAACATCGGTTGGTAATTTATATGTAGTACTATCATATGTTCTATTTTTACTTATATAAAGTTCTCCCTCATCATCTAAAACTCCTGGATTGCCCCATAGTGTTTTTTCTAATAATATTTTAGTTTCTTTATTCCAACTAAATTTATAACATTGGTCTAATAGTTTCAATACTTGAATTATTCTAAAATTATATGAATCAAACGCCCATTCTTGTAACATTGCTTCCTCAAATTGATCTACAATATCTTTTGCTCTACCATAATCAGTTAAGTACCAATCTAGAACTGATCTTTCTATATCGGTTGTTGTTGTTATTTGATAAGCTCTAATCTGTTCCCAATAAATTGGGAAGTCACCAGGTCCGGTATTATTTACTCCTGGATCCCAAGTAGCAATGAATAGACCCTTAGCTTTAGCCAATTCGGATGGACTATCACTATCCCAGTGAGAAATGTAATTGTCCATGAATGCTCTATTAATCTTTGTTGCAATTTCTCTAAGAACTCTTTCACCACTTCTTATAAATAAATACCAAGCATCATAGGTGTATGAGTATGTAAATCTCCATCTTTCTGGATAAACATAAACTGGTCCAGCACAATAATCAAAAAATCCTCTGAAAATAGAATTATTTCCTCTAAAAGAATAAGATGGATGGTTTGGAATAGAAAGTTGTAATGGCAAAGCTAGTGCTATATTATAAAAAGATCTTTCAATTAACTCTTCTAGAACAGGATAGTTTTGAGTATCTTTGTGATGAATACTTCCGATGACATTAGTTGAATAAATCCACTCTGTGTCGGCGTGAGCAAACGGAGAATTTCTTAAGTTATTCACCCATCTAATATCATCATCTAAAGATATTATAAACTCGTGTGTTTTACTCCAACCAATTGCATTACTGCTTCTTGAAACTACTCTATTTATTCTGCTTACATTTGATTCACCACTTACAGTACCGGCTAAATGTCCTGGATCGGATGCGGTCATTGAAATATATGGTTTTAATCCCCATCTTTCACCGACAGCACTCATACTAAAACTCATTTGACCTTCGTAGAAATTAGATCCGGTCAAACCGGTTCCAGAAGTGAATAATTTAAAATCTATTTTGTCGTCATCAATTACAAAAGATTTAGGACTTTGTAGAGCTAAATCTTTGCAAGAAATCATAAAATTACCGGTATCACCTGACACTGAAACCCAATCACCCATGTTTGCTCCTGTGTACAGAGTTGTTGAGTTATCATTGATTACAAACTCATCATCACCAACTACTCTAGGGCTCCATGTTTTACTAGTAGCATTAGGTCGCATACCCATTCTTTTACCATACTTCTGGTTAATATTAATTCCAGAACCTAAACTAAATGTTCCAAAAATAGAATTATCTGTATTATCAGTACTTACTTTAATTATTTTATTACTACCAACTGTGTTAGGTAGAGGTAGTTCCCATCCCATTTCTTTAAACCAAATAGTATTGGTATTTCTAGTTAGTATTAAAGTATGTGTTATTTTTACTTGAGGTTGTCCGTAGAAAAATTCTAATCTTGTAATATGTCTAGCAAATTCTGTCCCTGTATTTTTATAGATACCCTCTATTTTTATACAAGCAGTTACTGAATTTTGTTTTTCTATAACTTTACTTAATTCTTCATGACTCGCAACATTATCATTTTGGTCTATAACATAAAGACCTTTTACTACTTGAGCTGAATCGATTTTTATAATTGATGGACTATCATCTATAACATAAGTTGCTACACCAGTATCTACTGTTATTTCCGAACCATCTTCAGTTACAATAACCTCATTTATTGAAGTTGAACTTGTTCCTGATTTTACATAGACTTGAGTTAGGTCTGCTGGTATAATTGAATTAACACCAACCCATTTAATAGAACCTTCATGTCCCCAATTTGCCTTTACTCTAAAATCTGCAGGTATTTCAGTATCAAATTCATCAACTAATATCAGATTATTTACATCCCATAAAGATCCTGATGAAAAAGGTACACCAAAATAAAGAACTTCATCTTCACCGGGTGTTAGATTATCGATATTGATAGGTATTGAGCTATTAAAACTAGAATCACTATGTCTCTCAAATATTTGTTCACAAACTTTTCCATCAATCTCAAATCTTGCTCTTATAAGTGGTATATCAATTGATTTCATATCTATTGATATTAAAACATTATATTTATCATCAATTATAGGAATATTCTTTTTTATTAATAATTGACCAGTTTCTACTGAGAATATCTTTGTAATTATTGTTCCTGTGTTTACTGGTAAGACTAATAGTGTCTCAGTCCATCTTTTTCCAGAGCTTATACTATTTCTATCACCACTTAAAGAAAAACTACTATCTGATTTGTAGTAGTTTTCGCTTTCTCTCCAAAAGGGTTGTAATTCATCAGCGATTCCAGAAAAGTCAGCTGAAATAAACGCCTCAGTTTCCGGTGGTAATATTTGACCAGATGAGGTTTTTACATTAAAATATTTATTATTTGAACTCATATTTTTTCACAGTTTAATTTTATAAATCCAGTCTGACTTATAGTTACTTTAACTTCACTAAATTCATCAATATTATCACCGATATTATAAGTTGAGTTATTTACTAAAATTGAAACAGTGACTCCTGATGGGTCTCCAAAATAGTTCAAATCTAAATCTAGTATTTTAAAATTTTCCGGAGCGATATATAAAAATTCTTCTAAATCAATAAAATTTATCGCTATATAAAAAAAATCACTACTTCCAATTGTTTTAACTGTTCCCGTTTCATCTTTTGCTGTGAAGTTTTGGCCATCAAAACCAACGTATTTAAACCCTTCTGGTGGGTTAGGCATAGACGTGAAGTCAGTTTCTTCAAATAGCATCCTTTTCATTTAGCTTTCATTTTCTTTTATATATTAATTTAATTAACTGATAGTATGAAAACTCACAATATAACTACACCAAACTATTTACAATTTTTCAATATAATATAGATAGTTTATAAAAAATAATTATGTCTTACTAATGAGTAAAATTTTTCTAATAGGTGATACACACATAGGACTAGGATATCCTAATAGTGTTGATAAATGGTTTAAAGTCCATCAACAATACTTCAGTGATTTTCTAATACCACTACTTAAAAAAGAAGTAAATTCTGGTGATATAATTGTTCATCTAGGTGATTTGTTTGATAATAGAAATATCATACCTATCAACTTATTGAATTATGGAATTGACATTGTAGAAGAGATTTCACAAATTGCCCCTTTACATATTATTGTAGGTAATCACGATCTTTGGTCAAAAAGTGCATCTGAAATTAACTCAGTTAGGCCCTTAAAATATATACCTAATGTTAAAACGTATAGTAAATCTGAGATTTTAGAGTTCAACGGTATTAAGATTTTGATGATGCCTTATATTGAAAAAAGATTAGAACAAATTAATCTAATTAATCAGAATAAAGATTGTGATTATCTTTTTTGTCACTCAGATCTTAATGGTTGTAAAATGCACCTGACATCGGTTGCTCATAAAAACTCAGATAAGATAGATATTGAAGAATTTAATTCATTCTCAAAAGTTAGATCAGGTCACATACATTTAGTTCAACAAAATAAACAATTTACCTTTGTTGGTTCTGTATTCCAAATGGATAGAAATGACTATGGTGATCAAAAAGGAATCTTTGTGATAGATACTAATGATGGTAATGAGCAATTTTTTCCAAATAATGTATCTCCTGTATTTAAGAAAGTTAGAGTTGTTGGAGAAGATGACGTAGAGACGTTAGAGAAATTAAAAGATAGTAAAGATTATATTGATATTGCAATATCAAATAGTTTATTAATTAATAATAGAAAACTTAGAAGAAAACTTGAAATAATTTTAGAAAAATCAAATTTTGCTTCTGTTGAGTATATTGATGATATTACAAGAGAACTAGTTGATGGTGAAGAAGTAAATGAATCTCAGAGTGTTGATGAAGAAAATTTAGATATTTCTATAAACTTAGACTATGAGGATTATATAAAAGAGTATATTCTTAAACAAACTTATGATAATAAAAAGTTTAAGAGTGGTATGATAAATGAGTTTGATGAAATTATAAGAATTTACAACGATAATTACCTTTCTAAAAAAAATTAATATGAATGCTTTAGAGATATTTGATAGATGTATGTCAAATAAACCTTACACAACTGATTTTAGAATATATTCTAAAAATTATTTGACTAAAGTTCTCAGAGAACTTGAACAACAAGACGAGTTTGAGAAGTGTATAAAAATAAAAGAATTTATTGAATTTAGATTCAACCATAAATTAAACTATGTCAGCTATAGGTAAGAAAGGTAGTTTAGAAAGTGGTTATATTTATGCTCCTTATATTCCAATGACTACTACTTCTGTTATATCTGGATATACTTCTAAGAACGTAAGTAGAAAAAGAAAGATCAATAAGATATTTGATTTAGGATTAGATATTAAAGATGAATTTTCTCCAAGTAAATCAATTACAAGTAGATATTCTAAAAAGATTATAAATAATAACTTTTACGGAAATATCAATTTTGGATCTTCTGAAGTTTAATTTTAAGATTTCTAGTTCCTTTTATTAGTCTATGATAAACACCCATTGGTATAAATACTTCTCCTTCAATCTTTTTCGGAAGTTCATTATCAATTTGAATTAACCAGTCTGTTTCACCGATAGATTCAATTGTACGAGATTCACGGTCACGATGCCAAGTAAACTCTCCAGAATCAGTATCTTGAACGAACTCTCTGATAAATGTATTATCACCTAATTTAGTTTCTTGAAATGGAAGTGTCATATTAATCAATTTTAAACTTTGTTTTGTTTAACATATCTATTATATAATCTGCATATTGTTCAGATGTAAACTTTTTTCCATACTGTGATTTAAGTTTTTGAAACTGGTTATTCACCTTAGTTGCAACCATTAGACCAAAGCTATTTTTATCTCTACCTTTTGCAGTGTCTATTCCAAAATCATAAGCTCTTTTCTTAGTTTGTATACCAGTTTTCTTCAACCAATTATTATATACTTCTAATACTTTATTTTTATCATCATCTTTATACCAATAAAACTTTAGATGGTCATTGTCTTCTATAAAATGTTTACCATCATATCCACATTTGAAAGAAATTGCCGAGTTTTTTAATTCACCTTCTGTGCAAGCTTTGTAAAAGTCACTTATAAGAGTTCCGAGTCCATTGAACCATCTTTTCAGGTTGTCTTCGCTTTTCTCAAATGTTACATAAAAGTTTTTTGTTATCTCCTGATCACCTATTACTTCTTTTTGTTTAAGACTTGAGTTATAATTTACACCAAACCACTCATTTTGGTCATCTTGTCCAATTTTCATTACTCCACTTTTATACTTAGCTAAGTATTCATCAAGTATTTTTTTCCAATTAGGAGATAATTTTTGAATAAAATCATTAAGTTCTGTATGTTCTTCTTTTCCCCGAATTATATTTTGATATATCCAAGAAGAAAAATCCATATCCGCGCCATCTAAACTACTATTTATATAATCAATTAGTTTTTTTCTTCTCTCGTCACTGATTGTAAAAAATTCAGATTCAAATATTTGATATGTTTTTAAGTGTTTCATATACTATATATTAATCTAAGCAAATACACTTCCACCCTTTGTATGATTTCCCATTTTTTGAAACTCTTGATAGATTCGCGGCATCCAGGCCATTATCTCTGCTAAACTCTGCTAAATTTGTTATTTTAGTTTTAATTCCTTCTGGATTTACTATCTCATAAGTCTTAGCTCTTTTTTTATTCATTTCAGACATGGATTTGGATTTAATTTCTTTGTTTTTTGTTGATGATTTATCTACTCTAAGGTTATTTTTATTAATTATATCCTTATAGTAATTAGATATTCTATCCGATTTTTGTATAATCACACCAACATCATTAAAATTGTATTTTTCATTTAATTCTTCTATGAGATATTTTCCACTATTATAGTCATTAAATATCCCAACTATATCCACTTCACTAAGAACTGTTCTTTTTTCTCTTAGATTAAATTGTGTTTTAAGAGAAATATAGAGTTGATTGTATTTTCTTCTTTGATATATATAAGATAGAATCAATTTAATATCCTTTAATGTGATGCCTGTCTTTTCTAATATTTCATCATTTTTAAGATTTGAATTATATTTAAGATTAAAAACTTCACTAATCTCCAGCTCCGATATAATGGTCTTATTCACTTTAATACCAAATGGTCTTTTTTTTCTCTTATAGATTTTATTTTTTCTATTTTTATCTACATTAAATTTCAAATTTTCTTTTTCTATTAAATATAATTTTTCATTGTAAATTAGATGTTTTAATTTTATAAGACTTAACTTCATTATCTCTGATATATCTCGAATAGAAAATTTCTCTATTTCATATAGATTGTGAATTTTAATTATATCATATTTTGTGAACTCTTTTTCAAATCTTACTTTTAACTCTAATTTATATTTCTCTTTAACATATTTATATTTAATAGGTTTTGTTAAAATTGACGCAACTTGATTTTTTGTGATATTCATTCCTTCTGAAATTAATCTATATGAGAGTTTTAGGTCATTCCTAAGTTTGAATATTTCAATTATTTGGTTATCTGATAGACATCTACTTCTTTCGAATATTTTTATTTTTTCCTCTTTAGATTTTTTTATACCTAAACATGATCCAGCAATTGGGCAAATATTATATCCAAATTCTTTTATATATGACTTATAAATGTCTAGCCACTTTTGCTCAAATAATAAACATTCTTCTGGTTCACATACATCTAAAATCGATATTTCAAATTTATTAATATCTTTTCTTTTATTATATGAATTTTGTAAATACTTTGAATGGTGTCTGTCTTCAATTAACTCTCTAATATGATTAGAGAGTCTATTTGAAAACCTTTGAGATGTGGAACCAATATAAACCTTATTGTTTTCTTTATTTAGTATCTTATAAACACCCGTTTTTTTGAGTAGATGCTTATGTTCCTCTATTACAATTTGATATAAAATATTTTTCATATTCTATATATTAAATAATATGCAGTCCCTATAAAGTGTTATTGGATTACCAATAACCATTGTAAGTTGTTGAAACTAAGTGCTTAAATTTGGGAAGTCTACATGACCAAAATCCAGCAGATAATTTGTCTTCAGGTTTCCATTTTCTTTTACAATTATGCCTTGCTACGAAACTTTTTCTAGCCCCTGGATTATTAACTTTAGCTGTCAATCCACCTTTCACATCACCAAAATTTACAACTTTAACCCTACCAGTTTTAGGATTCTTTACATATACTTTATATTTCTTAGGACCTGAGCTTCTTGTAGGATAATTTAATTTAACTTCTTTACCTTTATATTCGGCTTCCTCTCTTATCTCTTCTATATTTTCCATTGGTAAATCTAAAGGAACTAGTTCACCGTTGAACATTCCAAACTTACCAATATCAGTTGATTCGTAAAGTTCTTTATCAACATCACATAGATTAACTCTACCTAAGTCAAATAGTTCTCTAGCTTCTTTGATTACTTCATAGAAAGCTTCTGAACCTGGTCTGAATATATTTTCAGTAATAGGTTTATTATTATCTAAATGGTATTTTAGAGACTCTGATATATTAATAGATTCTGTGAATTTAATAATTTTCATATTATTGATTATTTATTTAATAACTCTATAAAGTCAGCAATATTCATAACTTTAACATCTGTTTCTGGATTAGACTCTTCTAAATCAGAACCACAAGTACAGTCGTTACAACATTCACAGTCTTCTTGTCCATTACATTGGTCACAACATCCACAACCAACTTCTTTCTCACTCTCCATATTTCTCATGTTATTATCATGTACAGTGTGTGAAGATTCAGGACCACCTAAAAGTTTCTGTTCTTCAGAATCATCAGTTTGTTTAACTCCTATCTCAATTATAAAATTTTCAAACTTTTCAATTTTATCCATTGACTTCTTGAATTCTTTCTGAACTTTTTCATTATCCTCAACTTCAGTTTTGAATGATGGTTTTTCTTCCTTATTTTTTTCTAAGGATTTAGCAGTAAATAAAACCTCTTGGTTTTTTACTTTTTCTTCTTTTGATTCAAATCTTTTTATTTTCATAGTTTTATCTAATTTTTTGTAAAATTTTTGCACATTTTTCATATTCCTCTTGATATTCTAGTTCCTTTACATATTCTCTCAGTTGTAAAGGATTAGATAGATGTAATCTTATTCTAAAAACGACTTCTTTCACATCATTGAGAGTATCTACTGATTTATCAATTATCTTATTAACGACATCTCTTTTAAATGTGTTCATTTTCTCGAAATCGTTCCAGCTAAAAACTCCATTTTCTTCTAAGAAAGAGATTATTTCGTTTTTGCAATTTTCGATTTTATCAGAATAGTTTATTTTATTCTTCTTTGTTCTTAATTTTCTAAAGAACGATTCATTAATAAACTCAGAGTATCTAATTAATTTCATAAGTTATATATTAATTTTGTCTATCAAGAAATCTAAAATTAATATATAATCAAAACCTAAGTTTATAAATGGCAGAACAGGATCTGTATTTCTTTAATAAAGAGGGAGATTACCTAAATTTTAATTTTAATGATTTAACTCAAAGATGGGAGGGTGATATACTATTCCATGAAAACTCAACTGATACATTCAAGACGTATGGTATTTATACACTTGAGAGGGTTCCGACTTTTGATTTTGAATTAGTCGGTCAATTGACAACTCAAAAATTTCAACTTTTTAATGAGTATGGTACTCATTTCTATAGTTCAAAATATTCAAATCTAAAAGTTGATTTAATAGAACCTGTAAATAATGATTCTACTTTTTACACAAAGTGGATTTATGGTGAGAATTTTGAAACTAACTTTCCATTAGGAACGTTGGTTAAGTTTGACTCTGTTGTAATGGAATTCAATAACTTAGATAGAACTTATGTTGTTGTTGGTAGTAAAAAGGGAGCAATAATGGTAGTTTCTCAAATGGATAATGCAACATTTGAGTCTACTTATTATAATATCTATATTAATCAAACAACATTTAATGATGTTTATATGTCTGGTATAAATGCAATCGGTGTTTATAATTACATAAATAACTTTTATGAGAATAATTTAGCATTGTGGTCTGAACCAAATTTTTATGATTTAGTTTATGAAGGAAAGAAATTACATGTTGTTGGTTCTGTAAAAAATGATGATACATTTACTATTAATGATATAGGATTAACTGACTTGAATCACTTTGAGTATTTTGTTAATAAGTCTTCCTTACCTATAGATACAAATTTAATTATAGAGGTTATTACAAAAACTGATGTGCCTAGAGTATATAATGATTATTTATATGTCACTGGTGATAATAAAATAAATGTAAATCCATCTAACTATCCTAGTATATTAAAACCAGGAGTTGAGTTTAAGGTAATTGGATCTATAAATAATGTTAACTTTTTTACAGTTGCTCCTATACCTCTTTTTGATACTACAACTAGCGTTACTTATTATGCTACTGGGTCACAGGTATTATATGATAATAAAATTAGAGAGTGTAAAATTGCTTATACACATAGTTATGTTTCTCCTTGGATTTATATAAATCCAAGTACTAACGAAGATTTTTGGGGTGATCCAACTTATATAAAAGTAGACCAGTCTACTTCTGTTGAAAATTTATTAAATGCTCAAATATATCTTACTACTGATAGATATTATTTTGATTTTGGTTGGACTAGTTCAGCTTCTGTTACATTAGCTTCGGCGGTTGAAAAATACAAAGAAGATTTAGCAATATTTAATATTGACCTTTATTATCAGAACAATCAATTAAAAGCTGATTTAGTTTACGCTAGTGATTATTCTAAAGTTAATTTTTACCATACTGCTATTGGTCCTACTTATTCTATAGGTAACTATAAGAGTGTTTATGAAAAATTAATAGGAGTTAAAGAAAATTTAACAAAAGAATTAAATTATAACTATTCTGAAAACTTCACTATCAATGTGATTTTCACTGATTTAGATTCCTTTGGATTTAAAATTTCAATAAATGGTCAAATATATGATGTTGAGACTATCTTTGTTTACAGTGGTTCTGTAATAGATATGGAAAGAACAATTGATAGAACTTTAAGAAGTTGGTTGACATTATATTATGTTAGACTTTTTTCTTTAGGAGTAATCGCTGAATTGAAATATACAGGGAGTTTCACTTCTGTTTTTTATAATTCAATTCATTTTAGAACTGAATATCCAAATGTTCCAATGTTACTAGATTTTGTTGAAGTTGGTGACACTGCAGCATACTACATTGAACATTCTAGAGTTTTGTTTTATGATTTAGGTCCTTATTTAACAATTAATATTAATGGTGATGATTATCCACAGTCGACTGTTTATGATTCTAATAATTTCCCGGATATAAACTCTACACTTACTTCGTGGCATGTTCAATATGCTGAATACTTATTAGATTTTGGAATTATAATTGAACACATAAATAATTTAATCGTTTTTAATGTTGTAACTTTAGAACAAAGACTAGATTATACAATCAAAACTGGTAAAGTAAATTTACCAGGAATAGAAGATTATAAAATTACAAATAAGTTAAAGGGTAATGAGGGTGTATTAATCGCATCTAATGAGGTTATACTTCCAAGTTCCGCTACTGTTTCATTTGAGCAGGAAGGATTCTCAACCGGAATGGCATTCTCTATAAATAATACGTTTTATCCTTATAATAACCAAGAGTATGTCATTGAGTACTTAGATCCAACAGTTATGAATTTGAGTTATCAAGGTCCATTCTGGGGATTAACAAATGCTATATGTAACTCATCAGCATTTATAACTTTGGCTTTTAGTTTAGGATTTGGCCAGACAGCATGTGTTGTTCCTGCTGGTCCTACTGGTGGTGTTGGTGGTCCATTTGATAGTATTGTTGGTGGTGATTTTAATCCACTATCTTTTGCATTAGCATTTAATCCGAATAGTTATAATTTTAATTCCTATAACTATTCAACATATCCTGGTACATCTAACTTAGTTGATTTAATCTATGTTCAGTTATCTAGTTCTATATTACTATTTGGTGATGATTTAGTTGCAATAGATTCATTCTATGGCGATTATTTAACAACAATATCTTTACCTGGTAACACTCAAAGTATAGAGATGGAATTTAATACGGTCAATAATTATTTATATTGTTTATCAAGATATAAATTATATGTTGTTGACCCTGTTGTGAATACACTTGTTTCAGTAATATCTTTAACTGCTTCTAACTCAACTGCTGAGTCATTTGATATGGAAGTGAATCCGATAAATGGTGATATTTATGTAACTTATCAGAATTTACCAAGAGTTGATATTTTTGCATTCAATAACTTAACTTCAACTCCAACTGCTACCTTATCTCCATCAACGACTGGATTTCCTGTTTCTGCTAACAGAACTGGTAAAATGACTTTTAATTCATTTGAGGGTGATATGTATGTTACCACTGATGCTGATGAATTAGTTAGAGTAAATTCTAATAGAACAGTTCAGACAACATATGGTATAAGTGGTTTAACTCACTCAATATTTTATGAGCCAGTTTATGAATCTGTTTATGTTTATTCAACCGCTAGTTTATTTAGAATTGATAATGGAGTTACGCAGTCATTATCAATTACTACTACTAACTTTAATGATATAATTTTTAATAATTTGACTGGTGAGATGAATGTATCTAATAACTCAGGTTTATATAGATTAGATTTATTGTCAAATACGTCAACTCAGATTCAAGGAACAGCAGGTCATGGATATTTAGTATTAAATCAACATGATGGTGATGTATATGTTTCGTTACAAGGATATACAGGATCGAATGGTCAAATAATCGCAGTTGATGCTTTAGATGGTACTGTAAAGTGGAATCAATCAACTGGTGCTCCTACAACTAAAATAATATACAATCCAGAAAGGGATTCGGTTTGGTCAATACAACCGTCTATAAATTCAGTTGCTGAAGTTCAAGTTGTATTGAATGGTTCTATAATAATTAATCCAGCTACTTTCTCTTCAATCGATGATGGATCTTATGGTATTTTTGACCCAACTTATGTTCCTCGTGAAAGTATTTGGTTACAAACAAGAGAATTCTTTAGAAGACCTAGAGAAAATTTTGAGGGTGATGTAAAGGTAAAATACTACTGGAGATGGCTTACTGATCAAGCTACTGAGTTCTTTTTATATGATTTTTCTGGAGATTTACTACCAGCTACTGGTTCTTATGCTTATACCGGTGTGAAGCCGTTGGATAGTCCTGTACTAAATAGAATTGCTAATAAGGATATAACAAAAGTTAACTATGCTGCTTATCAACAAACTATTTTTGATAAGGTTGAGTATGAATTGAGTTATATTGATGATAGTAATGATACTACGGTTTCTCCAGTTGCACTTGAGACTTTTATAGGATATAGGTCAGAAAATGAAGGAGCTTTAAGAACAGTATTGCAACTATTCAAAAGTGAACCAATTGAATTTAATATACTATCAAATCAGTATACAAATATTACATTTAGAACTACTGATGTGAACGGAGATAGAAGAGGTGAGATTTTTATAAATGAAACATCTAGTGAGACTTTTACTGGAAGAGGATTAAAACCTGGTCAAAATTTAGTTATTTATATAAGGGATAATACAAATAATAAAAATCAATACATCTCAAGAAATAATTCAATAATTGTAAAAATAAGAAATGTATTTACTAAGTATTTAATTGTTGATTTCTTCAATGTTAATACTGATGTTATGTTGCAAGAAAATACTGTTTTACAGAATTATCCACAAACTGGTAAGACTACTTATCTGAAATGTACATTTAAGGTAAAAGATAAAGAGGTTGGAAGATTTGTAACATATGGTCAAACTGAAGAAGAAGATATCAGATTTAAAATTGAGTTATCTAATCTTGGTAAGTTAATAAGTCCTGATGAGGTATTCATATTCAAAGAATATGATATAAATGAAGGTGGTATTGATTGGCCTTTCTTGAATAAAAAGAGAAAGGAAATGTTGATGAATAAATCACAGATTTATCCTTATATAGGTTCTTATAAATCTTTGATAAATGCTATAAACTACTTTGGTTATAATGATTTACAATTAAATGAGTATTATAGAAATATAAATGCTGAGTCTAAACAATTTGGTCAGTTATTTAAAGTTGAAATTCCTGATATTTTTGATAATACTATAAAGGGTTGGAATGAGAAAGATTTTCTAAAAATGACTCTTCCTAATCCAAATTATGAGGATACTAATTTATTTAATTTAACTTATTTTATAACAGATTTTGACGGTAACTTTATACTTGACTATACACTCGATGAGATTATTATTAAACTTCAAGGATTAAAGTATTGGTTAAAAAGAAATATAATACCATTGACTCATAAAATAATGGATGTTACTGGTAGGACTTACTTAAATTCTGGATCATCTATTCAACACCAAACTTTTGATGTTTCTATATTCAACATGAAACAAGAGATGACTCCGGTTACATTTAAAATGAATGAGGCTTATTTATCACCGGTTAATAGTGGTTCTACTGTTTATAACTGTGTACTTGACTTTTATTCAATAATTCCAGGTTTGACTAGTCCATACTTTGAGTTTCCTAGACCTGAGGTTGCTCCTTATAGAGAAGCTACACTGAGTGCTCCTGATTACTTTAATGTTAGAATTAGAACTTATAAGACATATAAAGAATGGGCTCCTTTTACTACATATGAAAAAGGAGATAAAGTTATTTATTTTGAATTGTTGTATGAGTCTGTAATCGATAATAATAGAGTTAAGAATCCAAGAAAGTTTGAAAATTCTGCTTTGTGGTCATCTAGTGATAATTATTCGGTCAGTTCTGTAGTTAAATATGAAGATGATTTTTATGTTTATAGTGGTCTTGGTTCAACAGCCTCTGTTTCTTTAACAGTACCACCAACTCCAAATTTTCCTCCTAATTTAGATCCTCAGAATTGGTTAAAAGTAACTGAATGGAAGAGAATTAGTCTAGAACCAGTACAAACTATACATGAGTATAGAGAAGGTACGAGTCTTAAACCATTTAATTTTACCGCAGATAGTAATATTGATCCATTTGTAGTAATTGAAGTTACGTCTGATAATGGATATGGGCAAATTTACACTGATAAGAAAAGTTATTACTTAAAGGGGTTAAAAGATTTACCTGAAGAATATGCTTATATAGATCCTATTGGTCCTTTTGAACCAATTTCTCCAGTTTATTAAAACAAAAAAAAGACCAAAATTAATTTTGGTCTTTTTTATTTATGTTATTCGTTTATTACAAAGATACACCAGAAACTGATTCTTCTTCTCGAACTTCTCTAATAACTCCATCTTCGAATGTTACAACCCAATCATTGATTTCTACTGATAAGTTTTTACCAGTTGCGTCATAGTAGTTGATAACTTTACTGATGTTTCCTATTTTCATAAGAATTTCAGCAAAAAGATAAGAATCTTTTGTTAGTCCTTTTACTTTATGAGTAGAAATCAAGTGATAAATATAAGTGATTTCAGTTGCATTTACATTGTAACTAATTAATTGACTATCATCTTTATATTTAGAATCTTTCATAACATCAAATAAATCTTTTAATTGAATTGCAAAGAACACTGAATTAATATCATATTCTAATTTATTAAGAATCAAATCGGTTAAGAATTTGTGTTGTGGTCTGTCTAAATAGAAATTGTATTTAGATTCCTTTAAAGTTGTTGCGAATTCTTTCCACAATCTTTGTGCTTCTAAATAAAGTTCATCTTTAATTTTATCAGATTGCCCTTTTCCGTTTTTATCAGTAATATGACGTTTGATGTCACTTATCCTACTATCTAAGTTTTCCTCGACATTTAAGTCAATTGTTCTTATTTCTTGTTCGTTTTCTACGAATGAAACTTGTGGTTTTACTACGTTACTTTCTAATTGTCCCATGTTATTTTTTATTTTTAATTTTCATATAGGCTCATAAGAGCTTCTAGTTTATCTTTTGCGTTTGCATATTGTTCAACCCATCTGTCATGTTCAGCTAGTAAATCAGAGTGTTCTCCAATTGCTGCTAAATTTGAGCTAGAAAAATAAAGAGCTAAATTTGCTTTAGCTTCTTCCATCTGAAACTCATATTTTTTCTTAAGTGCTTGAACGTAATTTTGTCCGTGATTTTGATTATTAGTTATCATGTTTATTATTATTATTTTTAAGCTATAAATTCTTCGTCTCTTGCGTCTCTTTTTTGATCTTGGTAAAGTTCTTCAACTTTATTAGCTCTTGCTACTTTTTCTACTCCGTATTTGTTTACTAGTGAAGAAAATGTATTTAAGTCGGTCTTAATAAGTTTCATTTTACCAGTTTCAATATTAATGTAAATTTTGTCAATTTCTTGTTCCATTAAGATTGTAACTGATTCATCATCAAATGCGTTCATGATGTCCTCATTTACTGAGATTAAAATCTCTTTTCCTAAAAGGAAAGAAATTTTTGGGTTGATAAGTGAAACTTTAATAAGCTCCTTTTGTTTTTCATCTCCAATAAATTGAAATTTAATTGAAAGTGGAAATGATTTTTTGTTAAAAATTTCAAAGAATTTACCTGTTGTATCTTCTGATATCTCGTAAAAATTATCCATATAAGTAATTATTTTATTTATTATAATATAATTGACTTGAATTGTTTAGATTTATATTAATAAAAGTAGAGAAATTATTATTCCAGATAAAATACTTACTGGAATAATAGCGTAATAAAACCAATTGAAGAAAATTGTTGATTTGAATCCACTGAATCCAATAATTACTAAATAAGAATATTTATCAACTTTTTTTATTTCATAAACCTCATACAACTCACCAAATCCTTTTTCGTTTAGAAATTTTGCCAAATCCTTTGTGTATTCTTGAATATAGGTTTGTGATATTCTATCTATATCTGATTTTTTTAGAGAGTAAGCTTCTCCTATTAACTCTTCGGGTATGTTTACAACCGTATACAATCTACGAGCATTATCTATTCTTATAAAGAATTTACTTCTTAATTCAACTTTGTTTTTTCTAAGAACTTTACCAAAAGTTCCAAACAGTTTTAATTTTTTTATAAAACCAACGTCCATAACATTTATATTTAATTTATTAACAAAGTTTAGTAACTGCGTTAATTGTCTAATCCAAACCCACTACTGTCTACCTCTGTTTTGATTTTACCATCACCCATCTTCATTACTTGAGCGTCTAAGCTATTTGTATCTTTCTTAATACTTTGCATTACTTTTATTAATTCCTCAAGTTTTTCTGATACATAACCCAATGAGTTTTTCTTACTCTTAGGTGGTGGTTGGAATCCAGATTTTTCTTTCTTATCATCTCCTCCAAAATTAGTGAATGAAGATTTTATACTTTGAAATAGACCTTGTTTTTCTTCTTTTTTACCTTCTATTGGTTTACCAGCAACACCTTTTGTTATAGAACCAAGTTCTGTAAGACTTTTAGCATTCACTGATTTCATTGCTGATCCTAATTCAGTAAGAGATCTAGCTAAGGCTGAATATCCTTTTGCGAGAGCCACCATTCTATTAGCCATTTGTATAATAGGATCTTTTTCACCCATCGCTTTACCAAATGCGTCTCCCATCAACTCTAACATACCTTTCTCTTCATTTTTAGCTAGTTCATGTACCAACGATTGGAAGTCTAACATGTTTTTTCTTAGATTAGGTATGAAATTTTCTGGTATATTATAATCAAATGCTTTTCTAGTTGAGTATAACTTATTAGCTATTTTACTCATCTTATCAGCAGTGTAAACTAACATTTCTGTACCAACGAAACTTCCATTAACAATCATCCATCCTGCTAATTTTGAGAAGAATTTCATATTCCATGATGTTGAAGCTCCCCATTTCTTGTCAGGTGCCTGCCAACTATCAGATCCATCAAATTCATGAGCTACATTTTTCATTTTATTAGCCATTGTATAAAGACCCCATCCTATTTCGTAATCACCTTCACCCCATTGATCAACTAAGAACTTTGCGGAGTAGGTCATTGTCTCATTTAATGATTTAATAGTTGATCCCCAAGAGTCTGATGGATAAGCTTTCCAGTTTTGTTCACCAACGGAACCAAATTCTCTTGCCACATCAGCAATTGCATAAGAAATCTTTCTTATGGCATATGTCATGTTATCTATCACCTCATCTCCATCTGTGAACCATCCTGAGTTGGCAAACATATACTCGAATACACCAGCGAATGCTTCTATCGCTGCTGATACTCCCGATGCCCATTTTTTATTTGGTGCTTTTTTCCAGTTAAAAACTCCATCCTCTGCTTTTCCAAATATTTCACCTGAAGAAATAATCGCTTTACTGACCGCTTTTATTGCTTTGCCCATTCCACGTATCACATCATCACTTGACTGATACCAACTTTTTCCTGATAATAATTGAAAAACCGGTGCGAATGCTCCAATTGCTTTTCCTACACCAACACCCCATTTTTTAGATGGGTAGTTACCTTCCTTAAATGCAACTTTATTTTTCGCAAAGAACTGAGCGGCAACTATAATACCAGAAGATATTGTTCTAATTGCTTTGGCCATATCTTCTGGCTTAGGTGCTGGTCCTCCGAATACTTTATCAAATAAACTTCTTCCTTCACCAAGTAGAACTTTATAAACTGGTGCGAATGCTCCGATTGCTATAGCAACACCTTTGGCCCATTTTTCTGAAGGACCTTCCTTAAATGCCGCTTTGTTTAACTCAAATTCTTTTGCAGCCACGATAATTCCTTTTGTAACTACTTTAATACCAGCAGCAAATTCATTTGGACCTATTCCACCCATTCCAAAGAATGACCAGAAGGCATTATCTGCTAACATTTTATAAACTATTGAGAAAGCACCAAGTGCTATTGATACACCTTGAGCCCATTCTTTTGTTGGTCCACCATTAAAACTACCTCTTCCAAGAACTGCTGCTGTGTCTACGACTGTTTGTGCTATCATCAGTACAGCTTCACCACCAGCTGCTAGTGCTACTAGTCCTAAACCTAAACTCCCAACAATAAGAGAACCCATTCCTAACATAGCAACTCCAAAGACTCCCATACTTAGAGTAACTGATTTGGTCCACTCTAAAGGAGGGAATTTATCGTAACTACCTTTTGATATTATTTTAGAAACCGCGACTATACTCGCTGCTACTACTAATATTGCTACAGCTCCTAGTACTATTGGAATTATTAATGGACCTAAATATGCCATTCCTAAAGCAAATGGTGCTAGTACAGCGACTACACCTAACGTCCATTTAGTTGGTGGATATTTTTTATACTGACCTTTTGCTAATATTTTATCAGTAAGAACTATTGCAACTGCAACAATAGCTACTGCGACTAGACCGAGTATAATAACAGGAAGTGGTAACAATCCTAAAAGAACAACTGCTGGTGCGAATACCGCAAATGCTAGAGCTACTTGAAGAGTCCAAGACCATTTAGGTGGTTTTTCATATTTACCTTTAGCTAGTATCATTGAACTTATTACAATTGCCATTGATATAAGAACAATACCAACAACACCTTTTATTAAACTACTAAGTGGTAATAGTCCCAGGAATATGACCGCTGGTGTAAATGCGGTTACTACAAGTGCCATAATTATACCATAAACTAATATCTTTAACATCTTCATCCAAGGAATCTCTTTCATCTCAGCTAATATGTGAGATGATAACCAAATCGCGGTCGAGATGGCCACAAGTGTTAGTGGAATTAAGAACAGTTTTTTAGTTCCGAGTATTTTGTCAATTGCGATAATACCAGCTGCTAAATAAGGCATTACATAACTCAATATTGCGAACATAAGCGTAATAACGATAGCCACAAATATTTGCATAAATGACATCGGTTTAACTTTAGATAATATCCAAGAAGAGGCTGTTATTGCCAATGCCATCGCTGGTAGTATCAAAACTACAACAGCTGCTAGTTTTAACATAGTTCCCATTCCGAATAATTGTAGTACGACAGCAAGAGCCGTTAATAAACCTTTAATACCAATTGATATAACAGCGAACATAAAACCAATCGCAATTGCAGTTATAGCCTGACTAAAACTTATTGGTTTAATTAAACTTAATATCCAAGATGATAAAGTTATACCCGCTGCTATTGATGCCATTAATACTGGTAAAATCAAACATAATTGGAATAGTTTACCCATATTAATACCTTTTTGTTTACCTCCAAATCCTTTTGCTTGTACTTCAGTTTCTTCAGTCAATGCGTGTAATAAACCTTTTATGCCTGATGCGACAACAGTAAACATACCTGCTATTAAAATAGCAGTTATTATTTGTGGAATAGTCATTGGTCTTATTTTAGATAATATCCAAGATGATACAGTTATACCTATTGACATAGCAAGCATTATTAGTGGTAACCCGATGACCATGCCAAATAGTTTACCCCAAGACATTTTTTTTGTCCTCATCTTCGTTTTACCTCCCTTTCCATCATCCATCGAAAGTTCAGTTTCATCTTGAAGTCTATTTATGACATCTGCCATTACTGGTGCGATAAAGTAAAATAGTGTAGCTATCATTACCGCGCTTAGGAACTGCATAATGGTTATTTTCTGAATCTTAGAAAGAATAAATGATGATATGAGAACTCCAAGTGAAATTATTCCCATTACTATAGACGCACCCAATGCTGATCTAGGAGTAAGACCACTTTTTGCGATTCTCTCAAAAGCAACTGCGATTAATAATATCGCCAAACTAAGTCCTATTACTGATAGAAAATCTACTTTTCCGACAATCTTAAATGCCATACCGATTGCTAATACCGCAATTGCTATTAAAAGTATTGTACCAACACCTTTCTTTATATTTGATTCTTTTTTCTTGTCTGTTTCAGCTGACTCAAACTCATCTGTTTTTTTATCTGAGTTCTTTTTTTTCTGTAAATCAACAATTGTCTTCTGATTATTAAGTATTGCTTGAGTGTCTGCTTTAATAGACTTTATACCTGAGTTTATGGACTCCAATTGTTTACCAAAGTCACCGCCACTAATGGCTTGAGCAGTATCAGACTTAGCTTCTTTTTTACTCGCTAGAGCATCTGTAAGAAGTTCTAAAGCATTTCCTAAATTATCAAGAGCTTTTAATAACTGTTTATCCATAAAAAACTTTTATTTCGATAGTATATATAAAAACCGTTATTACATGTATAATATATAAACTATAAAAATTTACCAATCTGATGAAGATATCTAAATTATTTAAATACTACATACTTGGTGAATCAATAAAAGAAATCGAGATGAATAGAATATTGGATAAAATCTCAAAAAGGGTTCGTATAACGAAGAGAGAAAGAGAATTTCTTGACCTTTATAATCAAACTTCTAAGATAGAGGATAGAGATTATATGATGCTTTCTAAAAATTCAACTTCTAAAAAAGTTAAAGAATTGTTAGAAAAAGATAAAAAAATTATTTGTGATTTACATGATAGAAATGGTAAGTTTGGATTGCAAATAATTGATATCACTGACGATTTTGAAAGTGAAGAGTCTTTAATTATTATGAAGTCTGATGAAAAACACAAAATGCATGATAAGTTTCTTTATAATATAATATATAATATTAAGAAGAATCAATATTCTCTTCAAGAACAAGATGAATACTTTGAAAAATTAAATGTTAGTAATGAAGATTAAAAAATTTAACAAATTTATCACAGAAGAGATTTCTGGTACTGAATTGGTTGGTCCGATTGGTCCAGCATATGGTGAAACAAGACTACAAAATAAAACAGTAGACGCTTCTGATACTACAGTAGTATTTTCAGATTTAGATAATAAATTTTACAGTGAAGATGAATTTAATGATCTTTATAATAACTATCTAAAATCAGGTGGAATTCCATTTCAAGGAGGTTATTGTAAAGAAAATATTGACAAAATATTAGATTTTTTACAGAACTCCTAACTTTTAATATATAAACTTGATAAAAACAGAAATCAATTTATGAGTAAATTAATTACACTTAATGGTCTAACCGATGACCAAATTCTAAATGACCTATTTGCTGATGAGATATTTGTATATGAAGATGTACAAGGTAGTAAAATATGGGTTAATTGGAACGGGAAAGAATTTCAAATTAAACCAAAGTCAGTAACATCACAGTCTATAAATCTTATAGACTTGGCTATGCAAAATTATTATAATCCAGCAATTGACTTTTTTAATTCTTTAGATGATAGAATAAAAGGATTATTAAATAAAAAGTGGTGGTTTTGTTTTGAGTATTTTCCCGACAATCAACCAGCTAATATTGAGTATAATAGAGTTCCTAAAAATCAATTAGTTCTTACTGGAATCTATAAATCAAATAAGTATGAGTTGAACATTGATGAACTCACCGAGTATTCAAGATTATTGAACGTGGATTTACTTCCTATAATATATCAGGGTAAATTAACAGAAAATATGATAGAGGCTATAAAGTATTTTATCAATACATCAGAAAATGATTTAGAATATATCTTTGGTGAAAAATCATTCTCATACTTCTTTTATAAGATATTAAATCCTAAAATTGATAATTCGTTCTTAATGGATGAAGATTTTCAGAAAAACTTGGAAAAAATGATAATAAGATGTCAAAGTAAAGATATGTCATTTGAGTTATTGAATCCTTTATATAAAAGATTAAGTGAGACAAATAACACAGAGTTTGTTGAAATATACACATTGATTCTAATTAACTTCTTAAACTTCTGTCAGTCAGTCAATTTAGAAGATATTAAATTAAAAGGTGATAAAAAAGACGATATCTATATTTACTTGATTAGTAAACTTTTCAATATTTATGTTTCTGAGGTAAAAGAAGATTTACTAAATTTTGATTTTACTGTTCCTGATTTTTTTGATAAAGATAAATTTAAAATTAATACAGAGTTAATTAATAATAAATTAACAAAAGATTACATAAAAGAAGATGAGAAATTAGAATATATCTTCAAGGTTGTTTTGGGATCATTCAATAAAAAGAAGAAAAAAGCAATTGGTATATTTACTGATAATACAGTAACTTTATTTAATAAATTTGTAGCAGATATAGATAGTTATATTTCAACTTATCTTAATAAGATGCAACAAATTGAACTTGGTAGAGCTGGTCTTTTAGACTTTGGTGATTTCTTTGAGATTCAATATGACCAAGATGCTGAGGGTCAAGTTTATCCAGATGTTTATTCTGAATTCGAGAAAGGTGTTGAATCTGATAAGAAGAAAAAAGGCAAAGGTGGTAAACTACCTATTGTACCTGAGACCGAAGAAGAAACTCCTAAAACACCAACTAAGTAATGAAATCGATTGATATTAGCATGACTTCTGTTGAAGTTAAATCTCAAACAAGAACATTGAAGGCTTCTTGGACTCGAGAGATGGCTAAAGATTTAGAGGTATTTAGTGATATTGACATTAGTTCTTTTGAGGGATATTTTGCTAAGGAATTAAGAAGACAAAATCGAAAAAATTCCATCAACAAAATTTTTAATAATTAATTTTTTTTTATACAAACACCTACTTTAATTTTTGATATAAATCTATATGAGACATTACGATAATATAGAAGAAATTCGATATATAGACTATACAAGATTAATAAGTAGTAAGATAAAAAATAAAAAAAATTCATTGCAATTTTTACCAGAAGATTTAGAATACCTCAAAAATTCTAAACATATTTTTTTCAATAATCAAAAACTAAAATCAGATTATCTGATTGATATCGTTCACAATATGGTATTAAAATATTTCTTTAAGAAAGAAAATGGATTTGTACTCAATGCAACTATTCTTAAAAAGAAGTATGGTCATCTTTATAATTTTTACATTTCATATTTAGTTGAGAAAGGTTTTATTAAAATGGAAAGAAATTATAAGGCTGGTCAAAAAAGTAGAACTTATTCACTTAATCCAAGATTTTTTAGAAACAGAATTCTTAGATACAATAATCAAGATAAGATATTGTTGAAAAAATATAAGAATAAAATCATACAAACAATTGATTATGATTCTGTTGATTTAAGTCCTATAAATTTAGAAGTAAGGCAAAAGTTAGTATCTGATTTATATACTGTTGGTATTGATAAAGAAAGATCTATGGATTTTCTAAATAGATTGAAAAGAAAAGATATCGATATTTATAATAGAAATTCTTACTCGGTTGAATCTATTTCAGATAAACATATATTCTTTCATTTTGATTCATATGGTAGAATGCACACGAATTTTACAATATTAAGATCTTTTATTAGAAAAAATTGTTTATTAATTGACGGTGAAGAAACTTGCGAAATAGATATTAAAAATTCACAACCTTTATTCCTTTGTCGTTTGATAGAAGATACACAAACATCATGGGTTAAGAAAGAAGAATTTGAGTTCTTTAAGTCTCTTACGTTGAATGGAACTTACTATGAGTTTATGATGACTTCTCTTAATGTCAAAGATAGAAAATTAGTTAAGGAAATGACTTATAAAGTTCTTTTTGGTAGAAACTCATCAAATAGTAAAATAGATAAACAGTTTGCTTCTATTTTCCCAACCATACATAATTTCATTAAATTATACAAAAAAGACTCAGGTGATTATAAATCTTTATCATATGATTTACAAAGAGCTGAATCTAGATTAATTTATAATAAAGTCATCAAAAAGATGATGGTGTTATATCCAGATATAAAAGTCATTACTGTACATGATAGTATAGTTTATCCAAAAAAATACAAAGACGAAGTATCAAATTTATTTAATTCTGAGATACAAAAAGAGTTTGGACTTGTCGATGTCAATTAGCATATTGATATTTTAATATATAAAGTATGGATCTAACTAATAAGAATCTTTCTTTTATTTTGCTTTCTTCTGATAAGATAGAAAGTATGTTATCTATACTATATGCTAAAGATTATCAAATTTTACCTATAAAAGGATTCTACAAAGACCAATATGAAGATTCTGCTTTAGCTTTTTCTGATGTTGATAATGATGTGTTAAGAAAAGAACTAATTTTTCTACTGAATCATTTTAATCAAGAGTGTGGTATAATAAAATATAAAGGTGAGACAGGAGCGAAGAAACTATTCAGAGATGGTTCTGAAAAACCGTTAGGTATAGTTTTATATAATACAGACTCTGATAATGTTTCCTACCTTTATAATGGACTTTCATTTTCTTTTGTTGAACAAGTTAGATATTGGAAACCAACAAAGTTAGAAGACTTTAAGGTTGGTATGATAGTTGAATATCTTAATAATAACAAGTGGTTTGAAAAGAAGATTGAGAATCCTGGAGATGAGTGGGATCGTATGTTTAAGTTATTATCTAAGTATGATAAGTTAAGAGTTGCTCTTAAATAACACTAAACCAGTGTATCATTTTCTGCCAGTTAGGTGTTTCTTTTATATAAAACTCACCATTTTGTGTATCATTAATTACATTTAGTCCATTATCAGAGTTGGAATTAGTTCTAATTAAAATCACTTTATTTTTTGTTAATTTTTCTGAAAAAATAACAGATAGTCCAGCAATTGTTCCGTTTATCGGTCCGGTTCCTGATACTTGATATGAGAAATTAGATGATTGAGAAATAATTTTAAATACATCTTCTCCTAATATTATAGATGAAGCAGGTCCTATTCTGGATGTCTGAGTAATCATATTATTAACTAACATAATTCTAGTCAAAACTCTCCTAGTGTTTGCTTGAAAATTATCATAATCTGATAAAGAAGGATCTATTGATAGTGTTAAATCTATATTTTTACCAGTCATCGAATTTGATGTTAGTGATTCTAATTGATTTAGAGTGTAATCAAAAATACTATCTAATGAATTATACTTAATAGGATTGTTTAGACTTATAGTTTTAATCTTTGGGGTTACAGTACTTACATAACTCTCTGAATCAAAATCTTCTTCTAAATAATTTTCTCTATTTTTATACTCTTCTTCTTTATTGTCTAGGAGAGCATCAATCGCAAGTCCTCTATTTATAGATTGTATTCTTCTTTTATAATCATCAGAATTACTCTCTTCCATTTCAATGTAAGAAAATTGAGGATTTTTAATAGAACTGACTTCGGTGTAGTTACAAATTGATTGTAAATGATTCTTAGAAATTATCATACTTATTTAACATAGCTTGTTTTGGAATAGACTTGTTAATTGTTTTAACAAGTTCTTCTTTTGGAAGCGCAATTAACTGATTTAGTAATTGTAAGTTTCTTTGATATGCAGTCATATCTGGTTGATTTCTAGTGTGGTAAAGATGATAGCACTTATGTGGCAATTGATGCCAATTTAAGAATTGTTTTACTTTATGAGATACAAAATCATCTTCTGCTCCCCAACCAATGAAGTCTTCATTCCATCCACCAACTTTCATAATTGCTTCTCTTCTAAACATACAAATGCCTCCACAGATTGGAACTTTTTGATGGTCTGTTTCTCCTCTACCAGATCTTTCGATCTTTGTCATTTGTTCAAGTTGAGAACCTGATTCTTGTGGGTCTAAATCTATTACAGATTGATATGGATTTACCATTTCAAATTTTTCTAGTAATCTAAGACCTTCAATAAAATTATTTGGATCCATAATTAAGTCCGAGTCTGCAAACACGATTATATTGGATCTTGACATTTTAGTTGCTACATTGAATGCCCAAGATTTGTTATATGGTAAATTTGATTTAAGAAATATATGTCTACATTTTAGACTTAGATGAGAAATCTTACTGTGTGTATCTTGTTCAATGACAATAACATCAACTCCTTGAAATCCGTTAATCCAATCTAAAACTCTTTTTAGATTATTTAGTCTTTCTGTTGAGTGTCTGTACCCGATTATGTATGTAAAAGAATTTAATGGTGTCATTTTAATAATTATTTTTCTTATTATAGATTTTTGTTTTAGATTTGTTTTATTAACTTACAAGGAACTCCTCCATATATCCCTGATTCATTGATATTTTTAACAACTCCGGAGTTTAATCCAATAGTTACATCATCACAAATATTTATTTTTTCTTTTACTGATGAATTTGTTCCAAAATAAACTCTGTTTCCTATATTGCAATTACCTGAAATTACAGAACCAGGCATCATTGTTAGATAATCTCCTGATTGCGAATCGTGTCCTATTTGGCAGTATCTATTTAATATTGAATGTTTTCCAATTTTTATATTTGTTGTGAGTATACTGTAAGCTCCGATAAAACTTCCTTCATCAATGTAGACATCGTCACTTAATATCAATGCAGTTGGATGTATAAATGAAAAGTATTTTGTTTCTTTTGGTAACTTATTTACTATTTCGTATCTATCCTTTGGATTTGATATACAAATCATTACCTCATATAGGTTTGGATCAAATTTAGAAAATGAAAGTGTATTAGAATCTAAAAATTCATCATCTACAAAACAATCTAGTTTTTGATTCATCTGACACATTACTTCTCTAGCATGTCCACCGTATCCTATTAGAGCTTTTTTCATTCTATAGTTTTACAATTCTTAAATATATCAAATTCAGTTAAATCTCTATATCCATTTAATTCTCCTTGATCGGACATATGTTCTGGATAATTTTGTAATAAACAAAGTCCTTGTGCGGCTTCTTGTGGAGTCATATACATATTCCAACCTAAAGATGATATATTGTCCTCCTTGTAGTATTTTTCACTTCTACCTTCATATCTGGCCTTTTTGAACCAATCAACGGCTTCTTTATTATCAGTGAGAATCATTCCCCCTTTTCCTATTCCAAGATTTTTCTTTATATGAAAAGATAAACACATAAATGTTCCTGGAATGTACATGTTGGAAGTAAGTCTTTTAGCTGCGTCATATATTGGATATGGTTTTAGTTGGTAAATTCCAGTCCAATGGTTTGATTCTGGTCTTTTGTCAAATCTTAATTGAGCACCGGACTGAATTATACTCATTGGAACTGACAAATAAGTCTTCGATGGTATAGTTACTTCTTCGGCTTCTAAATACTTACAGCACAAAAATAGAGCATTTGTGCAACTATCTATTGATACAGCGTAGGGTGCATTTGTGTATAGAGCAATTTCTTCCTCAAACATCTGAACAATTTTATAGGGGTTATGTTTTTTTATTGGCATAATTTATATAATATTTTTTAATATGGTGTGAATTTAGCTTTAGTTGGTAATAGAAATTTCATGAATGATATTTCCTCTTCTGTCAACCTCTTAGTATATTTTCTATCTGATATATTAAAATAGGTGTAATGTTCACTTATTATTTCAGAAAAATCTGTTACTATTTTGATATTTTTTGGTGAACCAAACTGTTCATAATGTTTGTTCATTTTTAATAATTTGTCCTCCAGTTTAACCTCACTGAACTGGGGTTTTATTTTATCAGTCAAATCTTTTGCGGGTGATCCTCCGTATATGTGATTGCTCTTCATATCTTTTGTTATGACAGAACCAACTAATGCCATCGATTTGTCTTCTGCTACTATTGGTGAAACTATACAATGTCCAACAAACCAACAGTCATTTCCTATTCTAAGTTCACTTGACGAGTTGTAGTTACAACCTTCTAAATCATCTCCATATAAAATGTGAGACCAGAGTTGTGAGTGAGCTCCGATTCCACAATTGTTTCCTATAGTTGTCCCTCCGATTCCATCTATTATTGTATACTGGCCTATCCATGCATTATGTCCTATGTTTATTGGTTTATATCCATGTATGTTTGTGTGATGTTGCACTTTACAGTAGTCTCCTATCTGGAATTCGTCTACTATTATTTGTACATCATCACCTATAAAAGTGTTATCACCAATTACGATTTTTTTTGCTTTACCGTTTATACCTCTTATTTTTGCAGTTGGTGATATAATCACATTTTTACCAATAATTATTTCTTCAGCTTCTATCATACATTTTTTCAATTTATTTTTACTAACCAACTAGAGTCTGAAAAAATGATATCTGGTTTACCAAAAAATTCATTAACTGCTTTTATAACACCAGGACTTTCATTGTTGTAATCATGTCCAGCTATCAAACCATCTTTTTTAATTTTTTTTAGAGCATTGGTAATATCATCTTTAACAAATTCATAATCATGATTTGCATCGATATATATAAAATCTAGTGTTGGTAGAGATTCTAATGCCTCTGAGAAATACATTTTAAGTTTTTTTATATTGAATTCTTTCATAGATTCGTCAAAAGTTTTCTCAACGATTGAAAAGTCGTGACTTGGTTGTATCTTTTTAAAGTTGTCCATTTCGTCTTTCCAAATATCTATTGCATATAGTAAGGTAATTTTACCTGATTCTAAAAACATTTTAGTACTTTCGCCTGCGTAACAACCTACTTCAGCCATTATTAAATTATTAGGTATGTAGTCAATTAAGTCTAATAGACCTTTTGTGTTAGAACTTCCTCTCATTTTCAATATCATAGTTTTTATCTTTTATTTTTTATCCAGTAGTCTAGTTCCAACCAGTCTTTTCCTGTTGTGTGTGGATTAATGCTTGGTTGTATTGTGTTTATTTTTTTAGACTCAAGTTTTATATTCTCTAAGACTTCATCAACATCTTTACATTTAATTAATGATTCGTATGGATATGGATTTTCAAATGTCAATGTTTTTACACCCATTAATGAAAATTCTCTTGTAGTTGTCATTCCGTGTCCTTGTGAAAAGTTGAGATTTAGAAAACATTTTCTATAATAATTTTCAATTAAAAATTCTATGTTATACATATCTGACTTGTTGATATGTTGAGTTGTTATAATTTCATAGTCTATTTTAGATTGAATATAATCTATTTTTTCTTTTGGGCTTGGAGTCCAACCATTTGAAAATCCAGAGTAATAATATATTTTGTCTCCTAATGTACTAGGATTAAACATGTTATAGTCTTTTATTTCTATAACCTCTTGTTTGTGAATTACATTTTCTGGTAGATAATAGTCTTTCGGTAAAGAACATTCGGTTATAAGTATAGTCTTTTCTATATTTTTAAGTATTCCAAAGTTTGGTAAGTCAGTCGGTGTAGATGGTAAAACTACTTTATATCCTTTGTGGGATTCAAAAATATTTTCTAGCCCACTAAATCCAAAGAAGAATAATGGTTTATCATCATCAAAATATTTTGACAAACTCCATTTTTTTTGAAACTCATATTCAAAGAATCCTATAGAGGGACACGTTATAAATTGTTCTATTTTCACTGTTTATAAATATCAAATTTTGATAAGTCTGGATAAGGTAATTCTAAATCTTCATTAATCTTTTTTGTACCATCAGTGTTATAAAATTGACTCATCAGAAGTAGACCTCTCGCTGCTAATTCAGGCATCATATAAAAATTCCAACCTAACATATCAAAGTGGTCGTCATGATAAGAACACTCTCTTCTACCTGAATATCTTGCTCTCTTAAACCAAAGATAGGCTTCGTAATTATCGGTTAGTATAGCTCCTCCCTTTGATAACTTGAAGTGTTTATATGGTCCAGTGAATGATACACACATATGAGTTCCTGGTATATACATATCAGCAGTGAATCTTAAAGCAGAATCCCAGACATTGGAACCTTCTAGTTGGTAAGCTCCTTTAATTGTTTTTCCCTGAACTGGTTTAAATTTTACCTTAGCTCCTGCGTGTATAATTTCACAAGGTACTGATGGATATGTTCTGGATGGAATTGTTAGTTCTTTACCCTTTACATTTTCATACATCATGGATAGAAAAAGAGCATTGCTCTGATTGTCTACCGTTACAACATAGGAAGCTCCTGTGTAGTCTCCTAATGCTTTTTCAAATTCTTCTGTTACTTTATAAACTCCGTGTGCCATATTTGATTGTATTTTTAATTATTATGAAAGTTTTTATTCTAGTCAAAAATTATTCATTCCAGTAATTAGTGACTAATTCTATTTTTTTCTGAATTGTTTCGCCTAATAGATTATTATTTATAGATTTAATATTTTTTCCAATTTTAAAGTTTTCAGTACCAATATCAAACATAGCTTCTACTCTACAATTTGGTGATTTATCATACCAGTGTGGTGTCTCACCTACTACTTTACATTTATTACATTGAAATCCTATGATACAATACTCATCATCCAAACTTTCATTCTTATTATTATTTCTAAAATATTCTGAATATTCTATTTCATATAATTTAGAATATTCTCCATTTTTAATTTTATCGACAACGTAGTGTGTAAATTTTTTATTATGTGTAAATTCGTCGATACTTATATTTGGTGTTGCGACAAAACAACACTTTGTGTGTTCAATATTTACTTTGTAATCCAATTCTACATTTGAACCACCAAAGAAGTTTCCTCTAATGTGCGCTAATCTAACCATTGCATTTTTCAACATTGGAATTTCAATAATTTTATTATTTCTTCTAAAATATTCCTGTAATCTTGCGTTAATATCTAAATCTGCATAATGTCTTGTGCCTGTTACTACTTCATCTATCCCGTTTATTTCCATCCAAAGTTTTTTTGAGATGCAATAATGACCCCAACAACTATTATGAAATGTGTTTACTAGACTTTCTTCTATATTTATAATTGGAAATATACCATTCTCATAAAGTATCTTAGATTCTACTATTGATATTTCTATTGTTGATTTTGGGTGATGTGTGACCGTCGATTCTTGAGAGTTCCCAAGAGGATCGCAAGAGTTGAGTGGAATTTCCTCTGTATAAAGAATCTGCCAGTTAAATCCTACAAATTCATAATTAGTTTTTTTAAGTCTTTCTACTAGTTCATGATGACAAAATCTCCAGTCTTGAAAAATTATGAGATTTTCGGAATTGCTTATCAAAGAAGAATTGTTAAATATTCCATAATCGAATGTTCTTGGTATTTTAAAGTTTGTTTCGTATTTATAGTGTATTAGATTATAATCAAGATTCTTACAAAAATCTTTTATCCATTCTCTTTTAGAATAATGTGGATCTGGAATTATAACCTCAAATGATTTATCAGTTTGATTATTTAAATTTAGTAGTTGAGATTTCAATAACTCATCGTCTCCTATCAAATAAAATGGAGACATTAAAAAACTATAGTTTATCTCAGATTTTATTTGGTGTACTGTCATAATATTTCATTTAGTTTCTCAAAGAATTCATTTATATTATTTTGTATTTCTTTTGATATTTCCTTCGATCTTGAATTTTTCTTGAATTCTTTCTTAATATCATCATTTGTTAGATAAAATTCCAACGAGTTGTAATCATTAAGAATCTCAAAGTTTTTATCTTTATCCCCATCGATATATCTCCACTTACTATCTTGTTCCTGGCAATTTATAAAGTATGAAGTTACTCCGGTTGATAGACCAAAAACTATCGGATGAAATCTACCAATTGAAAAACACATTTCTGATTTTGATATGATATATTTTGTCTTTTTAGGATACCAATATATCTTTTCGTATTTAATATCTAGAGATAAAGATTCCATCAGTTTTTCGTCTGTCTTGTCAAATGGTAAATAAATAATATCAAACTTATTTTTAATTGCGTATTTTTTAATTTTATCTATCCATTTTTTTATTGACACTAAATCATTTACATTGTTATCTCTTACAGTTACTGTTATAAATCTTTTATTAGTTTTTATTTCTTCTTCTTCTAGTGATAAAGCAGTTGCTATATCTGGATAGAAACTTGATTCGGTGTCAAATATATCTTTCAGATTTTCCTTTGATTTTTTATCTCTTACGGAAATCATATCGAATGACTTAAAAAATAACTTATTAATGTTTATCAAATCTTGATTATTATTAAAGAACTCATTATGTACAATTGTTCCTAGATAAAGTCTTTTTTTACTTCTTAATATGGTGTGTAGCCATTGTTCTACCCCGAATCCTAATCCTAAGCCTCCACCACCTATTATGTATGCGTATATGTCCTCTCTTCAAAATATGTCAACTCTTCTATTTTGTATTACATCGATTTCACTATAAAAATCAAAATCTACATATTCTTTTTGATCAACAACATTAGAATCCATAGAAGCTACTATCCTAAATCTGTTAGATAACTTTTCATGCCATGTTTGTAAAATTGCCTCATCTCCGCAATTGCCCTTTCCGAAGAAACCATTTATAATAATTCTTTTCATCTAAATAATTCTTTTATTTTATATGATATCACTGTTGTTTTACTATCACCATCTCCACAAAAACATTCAATTTCCTCGTCTTTTTTATTTAATTTTAATGACATTGTGTAAATTACTTTTGGATTTATAGTTTGATAATCACCTGATGATATAACAGGTTTTTTTGAGTAATTTATTATATTGAAGTTTGAGTCAAATTCCAAAAATCCTTGATGATAAATAAGATTTTTATCTCTAGTGTGAAACCCCATTATATATGAATCTTTATTTATTTTTATAGGATTTGTACTTGCTGATACATATCCTCTTATTGACCACTCAATATTACTATCAATATTTTTGTATAATTCGGAAGTTAAATTATCTAAATTGACCTTGAATATTGTCATAGTACTTATATTGTAGATTAAAAAAAGTTCATCATTCATAGAAATAAAGGTCCAATTTTTTTCTACATTTTTTATGTCAATTGGTATTTTTATTTTTCCTATAAAATGTAATTTATTATTTTTTATATCTATTTTCGATATTACTGGATAAATACTATCATCATCAACTAATATATGATTTGTGTATAATTCGTTTTTATATTCAAATATTCTAAAATCTTCTATTCTTTTTTCACTGAATCCAATTAGTTTTAGTTTGTTTATTTCCTTAATATTAAATTCATTATCAATTTCTATTAAGTATGGTACAGAACTGGTTTTTCTCCAGAGATTGTTTTGACCTCTCTCGTTTTCGGTAAATTTTTCAACTCTTGGTAAAATATACTCTTTATTATTAAATTTTATATAGCCTGGATTATAAATTCCACCTAATGAATCTAATCCTAAATCTCCAGGGTTAAAAATATTGTAAGTTTGTAAGCCATCTATCTTTTTATAAATATTTGACATTTGAATTTGTTTTCCTAGACTATCAAATCTTGGTATTTTTGACAAGTATTCAGATGCTTCTAAAATCTTATCATCATTTAGTAGATCGTTTACCTCATCTAAATTTTGATAATATAGTGGATAATCTTTTCCTAGATATTCCTCTACTGATTTTGTTTTATTTACTATAATAGGTACGTTATTTTCGATACATTCAATTAAAGTATTAACAGCAACAGAGTCTATTAAATCTAAAAATAAAACTGATGAGTTCAATATACTTTCATATTCATCTTTATTTAGATATGAAAGTTCCTGACAATTTCCTTGCATATTAAATATTCTACTTATTGTTTTTTCTATTGGATTTTTTAACTTTAATCTTATCTTTTTTAAATCTACCTTAAGATTATAGAAACTGTCAATATTTCTTAACCACCAACCAACATGTAGTATTTTTTTATCTTTTTTGTAAAGATTAATACTCCATTTATTATTACTTTCTCTTGTTGTGTGTCTAATAACATTTATATCTAAATTAATTTCTAATTTTTTAATTTTATCTTCAATTTTTGATTTTTCATAGTCACTAAATGTATAAAGACCCACGCAGTATTTTAGACTTTCAATGAATTCTGGAATATTAAAAATTTCTACATTATTCACCTTTTTGATATATTCTTTATCTGTGTTTATCGGTGTGTGTAGTATACCAACCCAAGGATTTTGATATATTTTTTTTTCTGATCCATACCAACAAAAGTTTTTTTCTAGATATGGGTCAAAATCTATTCCATCTTTTGAGTTTAATATTGATATTTGTTCTAAGCAGTATGACCATCCTGAGTAGTGATAATCAAATGATATTGTGTTTACTATATTGAATTTTCCATATCTTGAAGTATTTATGTTTTTATCAAATGTACCCCAATCATTTTGACTTAATTCTTTTTTATCTACATATGAGTTGATAATCTTAAAAAGTTCCTCATCTGATAAAAATCTGCTAGTTACTCTTCCTGTCCAATTCTGATATGGATCTCCTAAGTGAATTATTGTATTACCGAGAGTTACTCTTTTTGGAAATTTATCTCTGAATAATAAATCATCCCATGATGCGTCATTGGAGAATTCTGGATATACTTTATCTTTATCAATTGAATTGTGATTTATATTAAAAAGTTGAAAAAATCCCATTCCTTTATCAATTTCACACTTAAATACATCTTCAATTTTTTTCTCACCATTAATATAACTTTGTAGTAGATTATAAGACTTACAAATATGTCTATTTGAGGTGTAAAGATAATCTTTATCAATTGAGTCTAAATCTATTTTGTCACTAACAATAATATCAGCATCTATTAAAAGTATAAAATCAGGATTTTCAATACTTCTTACTCCTTCATTTATGGCTTTCCCCTTATTGAATTTTGCATTACCATCATACATAATATCAGTAACTACATAATTTACACCAAATTTTTCACACATTTTTTGACAAAGTATGTCTTCTGATGAGGTAACAACTGTTATATTATCAAATATTTTACTATTATGTGATAAAGTGACTGATAAATAATCGTTGTAGTTTACAGAGACTATAACCACATCTAACTTTTTGTTTCTAATTACTTTTGTTGATGTTGGTGTTGTTCCTTTGGTAATTTTAACTTTTGGCTTTCCAAGATCTTTAGAAAATTTTTCCCTTCCTTCCTTTTTATTCTGAGCGTTTAACTCATTATATTTTTTTTGTAATTCGAGATGTCTAGACATAAAATTAAACTTTATTATTACTTATGTAATATATATCATAAAAAATCATCTCTAATGAGTAAAAAAGTAGGAAGATTTGAAAAAATTTCATTACCTGAACTTGGAATAAGTTCTTTAGACGCTAAAGTAGATACTGGTGCATTCAATATTGCACTACATGTTGATGGATTTCAAGTGGATGAAGATAAACTATTCTTTTGGTTTGAGGGGGGTGAAAAAATATGTTTTGATAACTTTAAAGAGGTTAAAGTTAAAAGTTCTTTTGGTAGAGTTCAGAAAAGATTTTTGATTAAAACAAAATTAACACTAGGTGAAAAATCTCATAAAGTTTTTATATCTTTGACAAATAGAAAAGGTATGAAATTTCCTTGTTTAATTGGAAGAAGATTTTTATATAAATATAACTACATCGTTGATGTAAAGAAAAAGAACATACATGATAGATCTGAAAAAATATAACTATTTCACCGGTGACGTTTCATCAGTTGCTTCTGGTGTTAGTAGCATTGTGAACTTTTTAGACCTAGCTGGTTATAATTATATACTTTTTACTCCACCAAAGCCATCCGAATCAAATAAAATACACGATCTTTGTTTATATCATTATTTAAATAATAAAATAGAATTTGATAATATTGATGATTTCAAGGAAAGTATTCTTGATAAATCTAATTTATTTCGTGTTGATTTAATTGTATTTGATTTTTGGAGTAAAAGAAAAATGAATTGGGGTTTTTATTTAGAAGTTATAAAAGACCTACCTCAAAATTTTATAATAGTTAGTAAAGAATTTCAATATAAGTCAACCGATGATGTCAATGACTTCTTATTACAAACTGAGTATAAAGAGTTACATAAAAGTGATATTTGGCTCACTGATAGAATAAATGGATCAACCGCAACTATTGATTCTCTTAAAAAGTCTTATATCAGAGATAAAAAAATTGAGCATTTATTTGGAAATTTGTAATTTAATCACTATATTTGCTTAAATCTATATAACATGCGTATTACGAGAAAATTTTTACAATTAACAAAAAAAACATACCCGCACGGGACCGAGTCTCAACTCGAGAGTTATTTACCACAAGGATATACAAAAGATGAATTCGGAAACTATTATATTCTAATAGGTGATAATCCTTCTACAATGTTTACTTGTCACTTAGACACCGCTTGTTCTACACAATCAAAAATAAACCACGTTTTTAAGGAGAAAGATTTAGTTACTACTGATGGTACTACTGTTCTTTCGGCTGATGATAAGGCAGGTATGACTGTTATACTTTATATGATTGAAAAAGGTATTCCAGGTCTTTATTACTTTTTTATTGGTGAAGAGTGTGGTTGTGTCGGATCGAAACAAGTTTCTAGAGTTTGGTCTGGTAATCCATTATCAAAAAATATTACAAAAGTCGTTTCATTTGATAGACGAGGTACAGATTCTGTTATTACTGAACAATGGACTGGAGTTTGTTGCTCAAATGACTTCGCTGTTGAGTTGTCAAAAAGATTAAATTCAGTAGACTCTACATTTAATTACAAACCTGACCCAACTGGTATTTACACCGACTCTGCTCAGTTTATGAGTTCGGTTCAAGAATGTACAAATATTTCTGTTGGTTATTATGGTGAACATGGTTATTCTGAACTTCAAGATTTGAATCACTTACGAAAACTTTGTAAAGCTGTTTGTAAAATAGACTGGGAAACACTTCCAATTAAAAGAAATCAAGAATTATCATATGATTATTACGATGAGGATGATGATTTTGACTTTGACGCTCCTGGTGGTGATGATGCTTATCCACTTGGATTTACTGAGTCAAATTATACATATGTTATGTATAACGATAAAACTGTAAAGGCTTTGATTTCTGATAGACAAATTGAAGATGAAAAATCTCAGATTAGATCTTGGATGATACATTTTGGATTAATTGAGTATTCTGATGTTAATTGGAATGGTGATATACTATATGGTGTTAAGCAAAGTGGACATGAAGAAATGATTGGTAATCGTGGTGATTTATCTACTTACATTGAGGATTTATCTCAAATTCCAATGGAGGAGATTTTTATAATCAGTTAATTACTTGATGTTCTTAAAATCAGATTGTGTTATAATAAATAACATTTGACCTGTGGTCAGTTCTTTAGGATTCCATCCTCGTTGTTTACAGAACTCGTAGATGAATTTTTCTTTTGAGATTCTGACTCTTTCTTTATTTTGTTGTTGTTTGCTCATAATTAAGATAATAAGAATATATATACAAAAATCTGAGTTGCCAATCCTAATATTAAAGAAATTGTTCTTTTCTTATATGTGTATAGTGATGTGTGAAATGGTGGAAAACTTTTTGATTCGTCAAACCAACCTTTTGGATAAACTCCACTTTGTAGTTTATTTCTTGTATAGTAATAAGTTCCATTGTGAAAAAAACTAAACATTAATATCATACATGCTAATGAAAGTAATGAAAACAATCCAAGTGAGTGAACTAAAAATCCACCCATAAGTGTAAGAACTATAATTCTTTGTAAATTAAAAACAGGATTTATGTTAAAATCACAAACTCTTTTGCTTTTATTTTCATAATTCCAGTAGAAACCCTCTCTTACTCCTTCAGTAATTGAATATATTATCCAAAGAAGATTAGTTATTATCAATGTTGTTAGTATCATTATTTTATATATTAAATTTTTTTTCTTATATTTGTATATGTTTGAATTGAAAGGTATATTAGAATTTGACCCAGTTAACGTGACTAAGAAGCACTTATCTCAGTCTTCTTGGAAGAGAACTGCTATGGTTCGCTTTGATTGTGATCTTTTCGCTTACTACTCTTGGTTTCTTGAAAAAAGATTTAATCTAAAACTAAATAAACCACTTAGAGGAACTCACTTAACTATTATCAATGATAAATTTGAAAGTGATGAACTTTACAGACAAGCTCGGGAACTTTTTCATGGTAAAGAAATTACAGTAATGTATGATCCTGCTATCATTAGAGCTAATGACAAAGGTCACTGGTGGATAAAAGCTGATAGTGATGATGCTAGAAATATCAGAAGTGTTATTGGATTAAATCCTGACCCTTATTTTGGTTACCACATTACTATTGGTTTGGCTACTCACTTACAATTAGAACACTCTAAATATATTTTAGACCAATGTATAAGATTCAATCTGTAAAATATGGATGATTTTTTTGATAGCTTCAAGGGTAATCCTAAATACGAACATAAAGTCAGAGTAGTTCATTTTAAGAAGGAAGATTTTGATATTTATATTGGTCGTCTACCTGGTGGTAAATACAATAAATGGGCTTATCCAAAAGAATTACGTGAAAGTTTTCCAGAAGGAACTTCAAGAAAAGTCATTGTAGATGCTTATGAACAGTATTTACTTTCTAATGAAGACCTAATGAATGATTTACACGAATTAAAAGATAAAGTTCTTGGATGTTGGTGTAAAAATTTAGGAGGTGGTGGTAAATCATGTCACGGAGATATACTAGTTAAGTGGGTTAAAATAAAATGTAATTAAATAAAAAAGTCTTATCATATGATAAGACTTTTTTATTAGATATTTTGTAAAGATTAAGCTGTTCCTCCCATAAGAGCTGTAAGTGCAGTTTTTATTAGTTCTTTTGTGTTTACACCACTTTCTAATCCTTTTAGTACAATTTGTGCTACTTCACCAACACCAGCCATATGTCCAAGTGTCGCCCATATTCCATATCCAGCTAAACCAACCATTGTGATTGCATAGATAACATTAGCCGCTTTTTCTCTAAACTTTTCATCTCTCAATTTACTTGAACTTTTAGTTGCTTTAGATATAGTCCAAAGTACGGCTCTTATTGGAGCTGTGTATGCGTGATGTAAAGCATGTCCTTTTTCTTTCATCCAGTTTCCAAAGTTACTTCCAAAGATTTTGTCTCTGAATTTTTTTAATTTAGCTATTTCTTTTTTAATTTGAGATTCAACACTTTTTAGTTTATTGACTGATGACTCTGTATCATCTCCTTCAGGTTTTGTTTCTTCAGTAGCTACTTCAGCCTCTTCATTTGTTTTTGACCCATGTCCATGGTCATCTTCATATCCTTTACCAAATGCTAATTCTGGATTCGTTAATTCTTTAGATAATATGTTAGAAATTTCTGAAAATGTTTTCATATCATATTCTTTACCTGAAAACTTACCAGTACCTTTTGATAATATTTTATTGTATGTTGCTATTGCATCATTCATTCTTTTTAGATTAGCTATTTGTTTATCATCTAGATTTATTGAGAACTTTTGTTTTAGAAGATTAGATAAACCTCCAACTGCTTCCATACACACTGGTATTAGTGATGCTATTGTGATAGCTAATAGAATAGCTCCTTCATTTGTTTTCTCAGATTCTTCACCTTCTTTTTTCTCACCTTCTTTTTTCTCACCTTCACCTTTTGTTAAATCATCAACATCTAGTTTTCCTTTGCTTTCCGGAAAGTGTTTAGCTAAAATATCTTCTATTTTAGTTTTTTGGTCTTCTGGCATTTCTTCTAAAATCTCTTTTTCTGACTGAGACTCTTTTGGGGTCGCGGCAGCCGCTTCATCGGATTCTAAAATACTACCAAATTCTTCCAGAATTGATTCTAATTGTTTTTGTTCAAAAAACTTTTGATAACTATTTAGTCTTTTCATATTTTTTAATTAAAATTTTAATATATATTAAAACTTAAATTTGTTTTTATGAAATATTTATCAAAATTTGAATCATATAATCAAGAAATTCCAACTACTGATCTTTCTAATATCGAAAATAAAACATCTGAGTATTTTAACTTATTAGATGGTGTTGATAAAAACAAAATAAAACAAGATTTAGAGAAATTTGCAAAAGACCATGGTGTTACTTTTGATGATCTACAAGATCCTGAGTTGGTTAAATCGTTACTTTTAGGAGTTGATGAGGGATTTGGTGAATGGTTTTCTAAAAATTGGTATACGGTTGTAGATAAAGTAAGTAAGTACCTAAGAATCGCAAGTATAGTGACCTTCATTGGTGGATTAGTAGGTTATTTCGGTTTTGGAGTCGATAATATGACTGTGTTGAAAGTAGCTGTTATTGCTTACATTATATCAAATGTAGTAGCTTGTCTTAAAGGTCTAAAATAATCTAAACAATTTATTATTTAATTCATATCATGATTATTAAAATAATGATATGCCGGAAGGACCAGAATTAAAAATTATGGCTGATTATATCAATCATAATACTAAAAGAAAAACATTTAACAAATCATACCACGTTCTAAAAGGAAATAATCCTGAGCAATTCACTTTATTAGAAAATTTTAACATCGATGCTGAATCATTTGGTAAAGAACTAAAATTAAGATTTTATAATGATTCTGAAATTCATAAAATTTCAGTTTTTATGGGTATGTCTGGTAACTGGAAGTGGGTGCCTACCGAAAGTTGGAGTGATACTAAATTTGTTAGAATGAGATTAGACTCAACTGATGGTTATTCACTACTTCTTTATGGATCATATATGGGTCCTAAATATAGAATTGGTGAATTTACTGGTGTTAAAAGAGGACCAGACCCTACAAAGGAATTTTCAGATTTCTATGAGAATGTCAAATCTAATTTACACAGAAAAGATTTTGATGGTCCAATTTGTGAAGTTCTGTTAAATCAAAAGTATTTTAATGGTATAGGTAATTACTTAAGAAGTACAATACTTTATTATTTAGATATCGATCCATTCTTAAAAGCTAGAGATGTTATAGAAAATAATGATAAGATATTATCTATGTGTAGAGATATTCCGATTATGGCTTATAATCTAAACGGTGGTCAATTATCTGATTGGAAAAATCCTTTTGATACCGACTATGATGAATTTATAAAATGGGTTTATTATCAAAAGGGAGTTTCCTGTAAAGATTCAACTGGTAGAACATTTTGGTTTCAAGAAAAATGGATAGATAGTTGTCCATATAAAACTAATTTATCAAAGTCTAATATAAGTCTTAATGTTTGATGAAGATTTGATATTGATTCAAGGAGAAAGAAACTCAGGTAAAAGTATATTTATTTACGAGTTTGCTAAGTATCTTAATTCTATTGGATCAAAAATTTGTTTTGTTAGTTGTTCTGATAGTGTAGATTATATGGGTAAAATATTTGATACAACTAAAAGTCTTTATTCAACAGAATATAATAATAAAAAGACTATTCAGGTAATTGATGAATTGGTTAAAGATGGAAGATTTGATTATTTAGTAGTGGATGACATAGACTTTTTAACAAAAGATTGCATTTTAGAGCTTATTAAAATTCCGGTGAAGAAACTATTCACATTTACTGAGTTTGTAATTCTAAATAAGCCAAAAGAATTAGACATAGAACCTTTGCAAATTTCATCTGTGTCTGAATTGCTTAAAGAAAAAATAAGAGATAAAAAAATAAATTTATTATTGGATGAAAAATAATGTAGATAAACAATATCTAAAATTCTTAAAATACATTTTAGATAATGGTGTGTTAAAAAAAGATAGAACAGGAACAGGAACTATTTCTGTTTTTGATTATACTATGAAATTTGATATGTCTGAAGGATTTCCTCTTTTAACATCGAAGAAAATGTTTATTAAGGGAATTTTCCATGAACTTATTTGGTTTTTACGTGGAGATACAAACATTAAATATCTTGTTGATAATGGTGTTCATATCTGGGATGGTGACTGCTTCTCCAATTATTTAAAGACTAGAGATAGGTTTTCTAATAAAGATAATGTAAAAGAAGATGTTGTTATTAATGGAATGAATGGTTCTTCTAATAGAGCATATACACAAGAAGAATTTATCAACAAAATCAAAACAGATACGGAGTTTGCTAAGAAGTGGGGTGATTTAGGTCCAGTGTATGGTAAGCAATGGAGAAGTTGGGTTAGAAAAACTACACGAGTTGAAAAGATTGTTGAACCTGGAGTATATGAATCGAGTATAGACCAAATCGCAAACCTAATCAACGATCTTAAAACAAATCCTGATAGTAGACGATTAATGGTTTCAGCTTGGAATGTAGGTGAATTAGACCAAATGGTTCTTCCACCTTGTCATTACGGTTTTCAGTGTTATACAACCGAAATTGATTTAGAAGAAAGAAAAAAACTTTTGTGTGATTCGTTAGATAAACATATAAGCTACGCTGAAGATTTGAGTAGTGATAGATTAGATGAACTTAATGTTCCAAAAAGAAAGTTAAGTCTTAAATGGACTCAGAGATCTTGTGATGTTCCTTTGGGTATTCCTTATAATATTGCATCTTATGGTTTGTTATTACACTTACTATGTAGAGAAGTCAATATGATTCCAAACCAACTAATTTTTTCTGGAGGTGATTGTCATATCTACTCGAATCAAGTAAGTGGAGTTGAGGAACAATTAAATAATGAGACATTTAAGCTCCCAAAGTTAGAATTATCAAATTCTTCTATTGATGAATTAAGGTATGATGATATAAAAGTTGTGGGATATAACTCTTCTAAAACGGTTAAATTCCCATTATCAAATTAAAAAATAAATTAAATATATGAATCAGTTAGTTAAAGGTGATTATAGAGAACAGTTATTAGAATCTATTAAAGATATAGATACTACAAGTGATTGGAATTACGAAGAAGGGTCTATTACAAAAGTAATAGAAGAACAAAAAGTTTATTTTTGGATTAGACTTTATTTGACGGAAAATTCTCCTTCTGTTGAAGTAGGTTCTGATATTACTATTTGTCACAAACCAAATCGTAGTGAAGATGTAGTCGAGGAATTAGAAACTAAATTTATTTGTTTCGGTAAGAAAAACATGGATAGAGATTATGAAGGTGAAATTACTGGTTATAACTCTGAAGATGACGAAAAATGTCTTTGTTTGATGATAGACAGTTCCAAAGTTAATTTTAGTGATGAGATTCCATTCATTAGAACATTATTTAAAACCGGTTATCATTATGAGTATCAGATAATGCGTAGAACAGAACTATTATTTATTGATAAAAAAAATGATATCACGTTAGATTACTTTGATTGTACTTTCTAATAACTTAATTATAAAAAATGACTTTTTCAATCTAATATATACATTATAAAAATTAAACTATTAGACATGAAATATGTTAAAACTTTTGAAAATTTCTCAATTAATGAAGAAGAAGGATTTTTTGGTGATATTTACCAAAAAATTAAAAACTTTTTTTCAGGCTTAAAAGATAAAGCTGCTCAAGAAGTTGGTGAAAAAATTAAATCCGAGTTAGAAAGTAGAAAAGAAGACCCTAAAATTCAAGAATTCTTAAAAGAATTACAAAAAAGAATTAGCGATCTACCTGCTGAAGATAAAGCTAAACTTGAAGAAATGAAAAGTAATCCACAAGAAACTATTGAAGCTCTTAAAGAAGTACAAGACGAAGTCACTGAAAGTCTTCGATTAAATGAAGAAATTGACTGGAAGTTTATTACTGGTAGAGTTATTAGATATTTGGGATTAAGTGCTTCTTTAGCTGGTTTATTAACATGGGGAGTTGCTTGTTTACAAGGATATGGTATGTTAGGTGCTATTGGTGGTGTGATGTTATATTCAGTTGCTTGGGTTCCTGTTGTTGCTGTTATTACAGCTGTTTTAGTTGGTCCAATTTTAATTACTACTGGTGCTTCGTTATCTGGTGAATTATAATTAATTTTAATATTAAAAAACCCCACTATTTATAGTGGGGTTTTTTTTATTTGGTAGATTTGATTTCTCTCAAAGCTTGAAGTTCTAATTTAGCTTCTAAGTGAGTTGGTAATAATTCTTTTTTGTATGACTTCTTTAAGTAAAGAGCATAAAATAAAAAGTGAGCAACTACATAAATGATAGCAATTTGTGTATTGAATTCAAAAAATGAGAATCCAATAATAAATGGAATTGTGGTAATCAATGTGATAGTCATTTCAGAAGTGATTAAGATTGCTAATTTAGCCAAATTAATCTTAACTTTAAGATTTTTCTTTGTGTAATTTTTTTCTAAAAGACTTTGTTTGATTTCAAAAAGTGTTTTCATGTCGTAGTGATTTTTTAATTGTCTAACAAAGATAAGCTATTTTATCTAATAATCAAAATTATAATAACTTTTTTAATATTGAGTATCTATTAAAAACTTAATCTCATTAAATTGTATAATATTTATAAAAATAATACAAATTAAAATGCTTGTAGAAACACAATATTTATCGAATAGTAAAAAACTAGTAGTTAGTTATGTTGATAAAACTGGTGATATTAAATTAAAATATTTTTCTTGGGATAATCCAATGAAATATGTTTCCTGTGAAGATAATGATCCTCAGAGACATCCTACTTTCCGTTCTTGGGATGATAAGTCGGTTAAACAGATTGAAGTAAATCACCCAGATAGATATGCAATTTATGAGTTTTTAGATGCTTTACCTGAGCATGAAAAAGATGAAATCTTTGAGTTCAATTTACCTAAGATATATTTTATAGATATTGAAACGGAAATCGTTGATGGTTTTCCGGAAGCAGCTGATATAAAAGACATAAACGGTAATGTAACAAAAGAAGGAGCTTCTACACAAGTTCTTTCTATTTCTATTGTTTATGATGATAAAATAATACTTCTTGGGTTGAAAGATATGCCAGAAGATATGCAAGACAGAATCACAAAAAATACTAATAAGTATTTTGAGAAGTTTGGCACTGAGTACAAATTTAAATACATCAAATACGATGATGAATTTGATATGTTGTATTCTTTCTTTTATAAGATGATTCCTAAAATGCCTATTTTAACTGGATGGAACTTCCTTAAATATGACTGGTTATATTTAGTAAATCGTTCTAGAAAGATATCTAAATGGGTTAATGGCAAAGAATATAAAATCGATCCTGCTGTTTCTTCTTTAACTAAAAAGATGAATAAAATATGGTCTACTGAATTTGAGGTACCTGCTCATAGAATGATTTTTGATTACATGCAGTTATATGAAATCTGTGATACTTCTATTAAAGTAAAAGAGTCATCATCATTAGACTTTGTTGCTAGTAAACTTGTTGGTGTTGAAAAGATTAAATATAACGGATCTTTACAGAAACTTTATGAAGATGATTTTGAGACTTTTATGTATTATAACGCGGTCGATTCGGTTCTAGTGCAAAAGATTCATGAATCTCGTAACTACATTTCAATTATTTATGCGATTTCATCATTGGCTCGTATTAGAATTGTTGATGTTGTTTCACAAATGAATAATGCCCTAGGTTCACTTGCTATTACAGAAGGCGTTTTAAGAAACAGATTCCGTGAGATGGATAACATTGTTCTTTTTAGAGATGAGAAAGGAGATGCAGAATCCACAATTGCTGGTGGTTGGGTAAAGGATCCAGTTGTTGGGTTGAATCAGTGGGTTGTTTGTTATGACTTTGCTTCTTTGTATCCTACAACACAAAGACAATTCTTTATAGCACCTGAAACATTTGTGGGTGTTCAAGATGAAAAGGATAAATCTAAATGCTCAAATAATCGACCTATTGATTTGGATAAGCACGTTGTTTGTGTCAATGGTGTTGTTTTTGAAAAAAGACCATCACCAACTTTGAGGATGTTGGAGGATGTTTACGCTGATCGTAAAAAGAACAAGAAGATTATGATGAATAAAAAAGAAGAGTTAAAAGAAATTCTAGATGAGATTAAGAAACTAGAAGCTGAGATTTAATGAACTCTTATTGGCTCCCAGATTAAATTTGGGAGTTTTTCTTTTACTACCTTAGTCGCTTTTTTAATATATTTAGGATTATCATCTAAGAATATAACCTTTTTGAATTCTGTTTGGTTTACTATTTCAACGATTTTCTCACCTTTCCAAATTCCTGAATTCGATCTGCCTTTTGGTAACATATGTAGTCCATATTTTGGTAACTCTAATCCTAACTTACTAAGTGTATCAATTATCATTTGTCTAACACCTTCTGGTCTAGCTGTAACTATACATTTGTTTTCTACTTTTTTATAAAGTTCAGACCATTCTTTTAATGTATTTGGTAAACTATCTTCGGTATAACAAAATTCATCTGGTGTGATTAGATATATTCTACTTCCTTTTCTCACCCAATTTCTACCTACTGGTATTTGTTCCTTTGGATCATTTAAGTAAATTCTACCATCTTGATAATTCAATTGTAGAAGATTTACACCAATTTCATCTACTGCTTTGATAAGAAGATCTTTTGTTGATAAATTTTCACCAATAAACTCTTTAGCTTTATCCTCAAAACTTGGAGTATTTACTAATGTATCGTCAAAGTCAAAGACGTATAAAGTTTGATTATTACTAAAATCTGTGAAGTTTAATATGTTAGTCTTCATATAATGCCGATTCTATCATAGACAAATGCATGAATCCGAAGTTTTCTATACACATATCTAAAATTTCTTCTTCAGTATTAATTCCTTCATTAAAAAGTGAAATTATGTAATCTCTGATGTCTTCTGTTGTCAGATATGAGCCGAACTCATCATAATGTAGTATAATCATGGTTTTGAGGATGTTTTACTTATATATTATAAAAAACCATCAAATAATCGATTTTCCAAACAAAAACCTAAAAAAAAGTATAATTCATGTAAAAAAAATTATATTTAATGTCATTAAAGAAAGACTTGTCTAAGTACAAACCTCGAAAAGAACAAAAAGACGCCCTAAGTTTCATAGAATCAGAGTATCAAAAGAATAAAACAAACAAATTCTTTTTACTGAACTTACCTGTAGGTTCTGGTAAAAGTCATTTGGCTCTTATGATATCTGATTGGTATAAAAGAAATGTTAATAAAACAGCTAGAGTAGATATAATTACAAATAGTAAGATTTTACAAGACCAATATTCTGGTACTTATGAATCAATTTCTGACTTAAAAGGTAAAGATAATTACGAATGTGAGTCTTATTCTTGTTCTTGTGCTCAGGGTTCGGAATTTAATAGATTAAATAAAACTTCTTGTGAGTCTTGTCCTTACTCATACTCTAGAGAAAATTTTATTAGTGGTGGTATTTCACTAACCAATTTCTATTTATACATTCTTTATTCTATTTATAATCCAAAATTAATGGAAAGTAGAGATGCTAGAGTTTTGATTGTAGATGAATCTCACGAGTTTGATGATGTTATGTCTGACTTTATTAGTATCAAGATAACCGAAACAGTCGTAAAGAAGTTTAAGTTCTCAAATGAAAGTGAAGTTATTAAAAAACTTAAATCTGTGTCTTCTATCTTGGATTATGTCGATTTTCTAAAATACTTATCTGGTGAGATTGTTACAACTGTTGAACAAATGGAAGGTGGTCTTTCTACTCAAAGAAGAAACATAAGAGAAGATAAACGAGATCTAAAGATATCTAAATTATTGAAAACAAAAAATACCGATGTTAAGGTGATGCAATTGGTTACTGACTTAAAACAGTATCAGTTGAAGATTGAGGTTTTTCTTAAAGAGTATAAAGAAAATACAAATAATTGGGTACTTGAATCTAATTGGAATGAAAAGACAAGACAAAAAGAGTTATCACTTGAGCCTATTTGGGCTTACGATTACCTTGATAAGTATGTTTTCTCTCAGTATGATATGGTTTTTTTAATGTCTGGTACAATACTTGATAAAAATTTATTTTGTCAACTTAATGGTCTTGATGTTAGTAAAGCAGTTTACTACTCTATACCATCTCCTTTTCCATTAAGAAACAGACCTATCTTTTATATGCCATTGGGTAAGATGTCTTATAAGTCAAAAGAAGAAACATTTAAGAAATATATTCCTTATATAAAGAAGTTATTGGATAAGTATAAGAATAAAAAAGGTATTATTCATACTAACTCATTTGAGTTGGCTAAATGGATAGAAAACTCAATTAAGGATCCTAGATTGATATTTCATGATTCTTCTAATAAAGACGAAATGTTGAAATTTCATAAAGAGTCTGATAAACCAACAGTTATTGTTAGTCCGTCGATGGATACCGGTGTTAGTTTTGATAATGATGATGCTCGATTTCAGATTATTGCTAAAGTTCCTTATCCAAGTCTTGGTTCTCAAAAAAATAAACTAAGACAGTCTAATAATCCTGATTGGTATTCTTGGAAAACAGTTGCTGGTTTGATACAAATGACTGGTCGTCCTGTTAGATCTGATATGGATTACGCAGATACTATTATTATTGATGGTGGATTTGGTGATGTGATGAAACACTCTTCTCATTTTATTCCTGAATGGATTCAAGAAGCTATTAAAAAGATAAATGTTAATGTTAAGGCATAAAAAAAACCCACCGATTGGTGGGTTTTTAATTTTATATTAAGATTATTTCTTTTTAGCCGCGATAGCTTTTTGTAAACCAGCTGGAAGTTTCTTTTGTGCTGCAGTCAAACCTTTACCACTTTTTTCTTCTTTTTCATCCTGAACTGCGTTCTGAATAGCTTTTCCTCTCGCTTTTTCGTAACCAGATATTTTTTTATTCTTGTTTAAATCCGCCTTTTCTGGATTTTTGAGTTCTGATTTACCATAAGTTGTTTCTTTTTCAGTTGATTTTCCGGTTTCTTTCTTATCTTCTTTCTTATCTTCTTTTTTACCTGCTTTCTTATCTAAATAAGCTTGAAGACCCGCATTTACCTTTTTCTTTTCAACAACTTCGTCACCCCATCTTCTGATTCTATGAGCTTGTACATCCTCATCATCTTCATCCTCATCGTCATTATCATCATCATTTTCAAGTTCACTTGAAAAAGTGTATTCATCATAATTATCATCTTCATCCTCATCATCAGAACAAGTTGCACACTCTTCTTCCTCTTCTTCCATCATGTTAGGATTCATGTTTAACTCTTCTTCCTCTTCGGAGAATCTTCCAAGATTCAGTGATTGGTCAAAGCTTTCGAATTTTTTAAGGTATTTCATAAGGTGTATTATTTTTTTCTGTAATTATATATATTAAGTTTTAATTTCATTTTTCTGTATTTAATATATATAATATGAAATTGTTCAGATATTTAGACTTTATCAGTGAATCAAAAACAAAAATAGTTTTACCAGTAGTATTTTCGGATGAATTTATGATAAAATTGGACAACATTGGAAATTCTTTTATATCATCCGCATTTAAGCAACTATATGATTCTAATGCTTATAAAGAATATACTTTGATATCTGTTGGTAACACAGATGATACAATATCTTACACAGACTCTCATAAGTTATCATCATATCAAGGTGATATTAGAACAATAAAGTCTAATGATGAGTTATGGGAAAAAAATCGAACTGATATAAAAGTCGGTAGATTTATACATAAGTTTTTTCCGAGTACATTCACGGATAAATCTGTTGAAGATTTTGTAAATAAATGGAAGTCTTCAGTAGATGATAATTCAAGATTTGAAATATTCACAGGAACAGATATTAAAAACACATACAAGTCTAATTTTTATCACTTTGGTGAAGATAGATCTAATCCTCTTATAAACTCTTGTATGAATGATGAACTAAATCTGGTTGAGTTTTATGGATATTGTCCTACTTGTAGTATTTTGGTTTTATTAAATGATAACGATGAGATTTTAGGAAGAGCTTTATTTTGGATAGACCATATGAATAGAACTATTATGGATAGAGTTTATTATGTGTATGATAAAGATTATCATAAATTTGTTAGATATGCTCAAAATAATGGTTGGTATTATAAAAAAAGAAATATAAGTGGTTGTTCTGCCTTTGTTAAAGATGGAGAAGAAAATCATTTATTAACTAAAATAAGAGTTCCTGATGTATTTAAATTTAGTGAAGATGGATTTCCTTATATGGATACATTTTATTATGCTCAAGGTGAGTGGGCTATGAATTACGAACCAGAAGGTAAATACTTTAAGTTAACTGACGTTGAAGGTGGATATGAGGAATTTAACTCAGATTATGAAGAAGTAGATTAATAAAAATTGAAATTAATATATAGTTTATGAATAGGATAAAAAGATATAGCGACTTACATAATGAAGAATTAGCGTTGGAATTTATAAATGCTTTGGATGGTTTATTAAATGAATCAGATAATTTAGATAATGAATATGTTAGCCTCCAAAACAAAATCATTTCAGATTTAAAATTAAACTTTAGACTTATTGCAACTTTTGGTGCTGGTATTGGATCTTTTTATCCTATTGTAGACGCTATAATCAGAAATACTTCACTAGAAATAGAAAAGACACCAGAGATTATAGTAATGATGACAATTGCTGCAATTTCTATTATATATCTTGAAGAAAGAAAATACAAAGATGAGAAAGAAGAGGATTCTATTACCAATGATTCTAAATCATTACTCGAAGAACTAAAAATGAGAGGAGTTGGTAATGGTATAATTAAAAAGCTTATTAAATCTCTAAAATCTGTAAAACCAATATTTTACTTAATCACGAAACACATAGGAGCTGTTGTTGGTGGATTTATTGATATGTTTGCTTATACTTCAATGTTTATTCCAATAATGAATGGTGTACTTTATTTGATAGGTAAATATGATTTAAATTTAGAAACTTTACCTCAGAACTTTATTGGTCTTGGTGTAGGTGTTGGTACAATAATTGCTAAACATGGTATAATTGATTTGATTAAAAAAATTAAGTCTAAACTAGGAATTGGAGATAAAGTAGCTAAAGAAGTCATTGATGAGATCGAGACGCCATTAATACAAAAATTTGGAGACATGACTTTTGGAGATGCAACGAGTTCTGAAGAGGGTGACTTAATCAAAGAGCAATAAAATAAACTTAATAATTTGATTTCATATAACAATAAGAAAAAATTATTAATTAATGACCCCTCAGTTAGAGAAAGTTTTCTTCAATTATATTCTAAAGTACAAAAAGTTTTTTGATGTAGTTAAACCATATTTTTTCAGAAATTCTGAAATACAATTTGTTTATGGTGTTGTTAGAAGTTATATGGTTCAGTCATCTGATATTGCTGTTCCTACTCCTAGACAGATACTTGACATGGTCAACTTAGAAGATAAAGAAGGAATCATCACAAAAGAAATCTTAAAATCAATACTTCATGTAGACTTAAAAGAATACGATGAAAAACAATTCATCGAGCCTAAGTTTAATGCTTGGGTTCTTTCTAATAGACTAAAAACTGGAACTGTTGATATTATTGATGAGACTCGAAATCTTGATAGTATCTCTGACTTTGAAAAGGCAATTGAAGCCGCTGATAAAATAAAATCTATCGTTAATGAAATGTCTTCATTAAATTTCGTACAAGATGAAGATATGGGTGCTGACTTTGACGACCCGGAGGTACACGTTCAGGATAGTTCTAAATTTAAAATCAGAAGTGGTTTTGAAACATTAGACCATATGTTAGGTGGTGGTTGGGATATACAAACACTTAATTGTATTATGGCTGAAACTAATAATGGTAAGTCTTTATGGATGCAAAATTTTGCTGTTAAATCAGCAGATTCTGGTTATAATGTTCTTTACATAACACTTGAAATGAGTGAGAGAAAGGTCATGAAAAGATTAGGAGCTATGAGACTTAAAATTCCTATCAATGATTATGATACAGTATCAAAAGATACTGATTTAATCAAAAAGAAAATCACTGCTTTGAGTCATTCAGAAGGTGGTGATATTTTTGATAAGAAAGTTGGTAAGATTATGAGTAAATTTTGGGCGGCTGGTACGGCTACAGTTGCTGACTTTGATAATTATATTCAGAAGTTAAAAGAAAAAAGAGATATAAAGATAGACTTAATCATAGTTGATTATATAACATTAGTCGCTGCTCCTAAAGGATTAGGTGCTGATAATCTTTACACTAAGGGTAAACACTTAGCAGAGGGATTAAGAGCATTAGGAGCAAAATATCAATGTCCAGTTATTACTGGTGTTCAAGTTGCAAAAGATGCTTGGAACTCATCTGATATTACATTAGAAAGTGTTCCTGAATCTAAGGCAATTGCTGAGACTGCTGATACATTTTTTGCTATAATTAGAACAGAAGAAATGAAAAGGCAAAATTTATTCAGATTTAAATTACTGAAACAAAGAGATGGTGATTTCTTGAAATCACAGATAAGGATTAATCTCAACTCAACTTACCTAACACTTGAGAATGATCAGTTTTTAGATCAATAAACAAAATAATTTTAGGATTATATAAAAATAAAAATTTTTCTATGGCAAAAAAGCGTATAGACGATGAAGAAGACTTCGACTCTGACTTCGATAATGAAAATGAAGAATCAAGTTCTGAATTTGTGGATGAACCGGATTCTGATGAATCGGAAGATGAAGACTCGGATAGTGATTCTTTACTACTAGAGGATGATTCTGATATGGATATCATAATTGAAATTGATGAAGATGAATTGGAATTAACCGAGGAAGATGAACCAAAACCGACCACAGAAGAGGATGAGAGTATTGTTTTATCTAAACACAAAATCGAAGGTAAACACTCATTAAAATATGATTCTATTTTTAAGGGTAAAAAAGAAGAAAATACAGAAGATGATTCTTTGGATGGTTATGTTAACTATCGAAAAGATAGCATTGAAGTAGATAAATCATCATCTTATCACACCGAATCTATTGACAATGAGTCTTATGTAAGAGCTAAGTTGGTTAAAGAAAGAGTTTATGATGTATTAAAACAAAACACTTCTATTAACTTTCTTAATAATAGAAGAAAGCCATCTAGAGTCGATTTTAACAATTATTACTCGTTATTAAAAGGTGACTTAAAAGATGAGAGTTTTACAAATATTGAATTATTCAATGAGTTAGCTATTTACTTCTCTGATAATCTATTCAATATGTTTAAGTTATTAGATAACAAATGGAGAAATTTAATTATTTCAGAATTACAAGACCATATTGGTAAAACTCAAAACTCAAAAGAAATTACAAATAGAAATATTTACCAAGGTACAGAAATAGAATTTCTTTGGATTGATGAGTTTGAAGAAGAGAAACTTATCACTGGAGTTGTGATAGAAACTGATTATGAATCTTCAGTATTTAAAGTAGATTCTTATGAAAATATTTATGAAGTTGAATTGGAAAAAATAACAAAAATTTTAAATAATACTAAATTTAAGTATAACTTAAATAAATTAAACAACATAGACTTTTTGTAAAAACTAATTGAAAAAAATTAAAAATTGTCAATATAAAAAACCTCTTAAAAATCAATTTTGAAGTTTTTTGGATATAAAACAACAACAATATATAACAAACAAAAAAAATTAAATAATAAGCATGATAAAAGTAATAAAAAGAAATGGAAAGAAAGAACCGGTAATGTTAGACAAAATTTTAGACAGAATTACTCAACAAACTTATGGATTGGATCAGAAGTGGATTTCACCTTTTGATGTAGCACAAAAAGTAATCGCGGGAGTAGCTCCAGATATTTTAACATCTACGTTAGACCAATTAGCAATGGAAACAGCGGCTTCGTTGACTACAAAACACCCAGATTATTCGGTATTGGCAGCTCGATTAGCAATCACCGCTTTACACAAAGAAACAAAGAAGAGTTTTTCGGAAACAGTTTCTGATTTGTATAAGTATGTGGATCCTAATACGGGTAAACACTCACCAATTGTATCTGAGGATTTTCGTAACATTGTCAAAAAACACGCTGATGAATTAGACTCTGCGATCGTTCACTCTAGAGACCACAACTTTGACTACTTTGGATTTAAAACTTTAGAGAAATCTTACTTGTTGAAAATCAATGGCAGAGTCGCTGAGCGTCCTCAATATATGTATATGAGAACCGCTCTACAGATATGGGGTGAGAATCTTGAAAAAGTTATCGAAACATATAACACATTATCAGAAGGATTTTACACACATGCAACTCCAACATTATTCAACTCTGGTACAGGTAGACCTCAATTGTCTTCTTGTTTCTTATTAGACACAGAATCTGATTCAATCGAAGGTATTTTCAATACTCTTAAAGAATCAGCTCAGATTTCTAAAAACGCGGGTGGTATTGGTATTTCTTTCAATAAAGTTAGATCTAAGGGAACTTATATCGCTGGTACAAATGGTTCATCAAATGGTATTATACCTTTCTTGAAAATCTTCAATGAAACTGCAAGAGCGGTTGACCAAGGAGGTGGTAAAAGAAAAGGTTCAATCGCTATTTATATGGAACCTTGGCATGGTGATATTATGGAATTCTTAGATTTAAGAAAAAATCAAGGTAAAGATGAGATTAGAGCTCGTGACCTTTTCTTAGCTATGTGGATGAATGACCTATTTATGGAAAGAGTTGACTTAGATGAAGATTGGTCTTTAATGTGTCCTCATGAGTGTGCTGGATTGAATGAAACTTACGGTGAAGAATTTAGAAATCTTTACATTAAGTATGAACAAGAAGGTAAAGTTAAGAGAACTCTTAAAGCTAGAGAAGTTTGGAATAAAATTTTAGAATCTCAAATTGAAACAGGAACTCCTTATATTCTTTATAAAGATTCTATCAATGAGAAATCTAATCAATCTAACATTGGTATTGTTAGAAGTTCTAACTTATGTGCTGAAATCGTTGAGGCAACAGGTGTCACCAAAATACAAAAAGAAATTCTTAATAATAAAGAATTACTTGAAAGTATTGGATTAGGTGATTTCTATGGTAGAGAATCTGTGAATGAAACTGCTGTTTGTAACTTGGCTTCAATCGCTCTCCCTAAGTTTGTTAATAAAAATAAAACTTATAATCACAATAAATTGTATGAAGTTGCTTATTCAGCTACTATTAACTTGAATAATGTAATTGATGTTAATTATTATCCATCTGAGGCGGCTAGATTCTCTAACCTATTACACAGACCTATTGGATTAGGTGTTCAAGGATTAGCAGACGTATTCTTTATGACTGGTATTTCTTATGATTCAGAAGAAGCAAAAGTTATAAACAAAGAGATATTTGAAACTATCTATTACGCTACGATGAAAGCTTCTTGTGATTTAGCTAAAGAACAAGGTGTTTATCCAACATATAAAGGTTCTCCAATTTCTCAAGGTAATTTCCAATTTGATTTATGGCATACTAAACCTACTAAAAGATGGGATTGGGATAAATTAAGAGAAGACATTAAGAAACACGGTGTTAGAAACTCTTTAACAACTTGTATCATGCCAACTGCTTCTACAGCATCTATCTTAGGTAATGAAGCATCTTGTGAGGCACAAACATCAAATATGTACACAAGAGGTGTTCTTTCTGGTACATTTATCTTAGTAAACAAATACTTAGTTAAGGAATTAGTTAAGTTAGGAGTTTGGAGTGATGATTTAAGAAGAAAGATTGTTGTTGAAAATGGATCTGTTCAGAATATTCAAGAAGTACCAACTAGTTTGAAAGAGATTTACAAAACTGTTTATGAGATTAAACAAAAAGATGTTATTGATATGGCTGCTGATAGAGGAGCTTTCATTGACCAAACACAATCAATGAATATCTTTATGGATTCTCCTAATTTTGCTAAATTAACTTCAATGCACTTTTATGGATGGGGTCGTAGAAACTTTATGATGGATTCTAATGGACAACCAATTATTCCACAAGGAGATAATATTGAAGTTGTTTATGATAAAGATGGTAAACCAAGATTCTATAGAGAAAAGAAAAACAATCTAAAAACTGGTATCTACTACTTGAGAAACAAATCAGCATCAGATGCTGTTAAGTTCACTGTTCAAGAAGAGTCTAAGAAATCAGTTGAAGACCAAATGTCTGAAATCTCGTGTTCACTTGATAACCCAGACGATTGTTTGGCTTGTGGAGCTTAATCATTAAAAAAGAGAGACTGAAAAGTCTCTCTTTTTTTTTAATATATACTCTTATAAAAAACAATTATAAATATGAAACACTTGAGAAAATTCAATGAATCAATTGAAGACGAAGAAATCAATGAAAACGAAATAAATGAATTCTTAAATAATGGAGTTAGAATTAATGTTTTTTTAACTGATTTACTTTCTGATACAAACCTTATCTTATTAATGAATAATGGTGAGATATATGAAAGAAGAGCCGGTAATAAAAAATTTGATATCTATTCATCAAAAGATGAATTCAAATCAAAAACAGGAGCTTCTTTAGATGATGAATATGCTGGTAATGCTTCACCTGCTTTGATTAACCTTTTTAATGAGGTGGATGATTATAGAGGTGGTTTAATTGAAATGGCTTATATTGATAGTCAATTTGATAGTCCTCTTTTAGATTCTATATTAAAGAATTTTGAATAAAATTAAAATAAAATATTTAAGGAGAAAAAACTTTCTCCTTTTTTTGTGCTATAAAAAATCCACCCTCGAAAAAATCGAAATTTTGAGGGTTGATATATAATCTACTTTTAAGAAAAAAAATTAAAAATTTTGTCAACGTTGATTAAACTTTTTAATTTTGTCAACTAAAAGTAAAACGTTCTTTAACATACTAATAAAAGAAACTACTCCAGTAGTGAGATAGAGAGTTACTTCGCGGATTGAAAAAACACTCTTTATCAGTTTACTCTGGTCAATATATAGTTTATTAAGCAAACATAGCGATAGTTTGAGATACTTCGTACTTAAATTTACAACTATGATGAAGAGTGTCTATGGCGACAGCTAAGACTACCGAAAAGATCCTGAAAGATGGACTGAGGTGAAAAAGTCCGAAAGATACCACGTAAGGGTCAAGTGAGATGGTCACTAACTATCGGCAAAGTTTTTGGGAGAATTCTTTGTAACGCTCAGGCTAAATTATCTTGTTTGCAACATTATATAAAGACCAGATTTAACAGAGATGTTAGTCTGGTCTTTTTTTTTATAAAAAGTTTAAGAACAAAAATAAAATTAATAAAAATAAATAAAAGTTATGTCAAAATTTAACACAACATTACCAAAGCAAAAAACACTTACCGAAAACTTAGCCGGTGGTCAAGCTTATTCACAGTCAAATGAATTGGCTCTTGTATCTTTATTGCTAACTTCTTTTGTTAATGACCAATTCTACAAAAATGCTCAAACAACATTGAGTGATTTGAAAAAATTATCAGAAAAGATTAAAGACAAGGAATTTATTGCTAAATCTGCTATTTTTGCAAGAGACAAATTCGGAATGCGTTCTGTGACACATGCACTTGCTGCTGAATTAACTTCACAATTGAATGGAGCTGAGTGGGGTAAAGATTTTTACAACAAAGTAGTTGTTCGTGTTGATGATATGACTGAGATTCTTTCTTACTATTTGGCTTATAAAACCGATAAAGAAAATCCAAAGTTTCCAAACTCCTTAAAGAAAGGATTTGCTAAAGCTTTTGATAAATTTGATGGATATCAATTGTCCAAATATAAAGGAGAGAATAAAGAAGTTAAGTTGGTTGACATTGTTAACATCGTTCATCCTGTTCCAACTCAAAGAAATAAAGAAGCTCTTGAACTTCTTATAAAAGGTGAGTTGAAATCAACAGATACTTGGGAATCTAAGTTATCTGCTGTAGGTCAACAATCCGATTCCGAACAAGATTTGGCTCAGTTGAAGTCAGATGCTTGGTCTGAACTTATTTCAACAAGAAAGATTGGTTATTTTGCACTTCTTAGAAATCTAAGAAATATTATTAATCAATCACCTTCTTCTGTAAAGGCGGCTTGTGAAATGTTGGTAGATGAAAAGATGATTAAATCATCTAGAGTTTTACCATTCCGTTTTGCGACCGCTTATGAAGAAATCAACAAAATTGGTTCTTCTAAAGAAGTTCGTGACGTTCTTGTTGCTATTAATGGAGCACTTGAAGTTTCGGTCCAGAATGTTCCTAAATTTGATGGTGAAACATTACTTGTTATGGACGTTTCTGGTTCTATGAGTGGTAGACCTTCTGAAATAGATTCATTATTTGGATCTATTGTTGCAAAGGCTAATAGCTGTGATGTTATGACATTTGCTACCAATGCTGATTATAAGTCTTATAATCCAATGGATTCTGTTATGACTATTAGAAACTCATTCAGATATTCTGGTGGTGGTACAAACTTCCGTTCTATTTTCCAAAAGGCTAACAAAAAGTACGACCGAATTATAATCCTTTCTGATATGCAAGGTTGGGTTGGTTATACTTCACCAGCTTCTGAGTTTAAGTCTTATAAGAGTAAGTTTGGAGCTAATCCTTATGTTTATTCTTGGGATTTGGCTGGATATTCTACACTTCAATTTCCAGAACAAAACGTCTTTGCTTTAGCTGGCTTCAGCGACAAAGTCTTTGATATAATGAAGATGATGGAGTTAGACAAGAAGGCTCTTTACAATGAGATTAATGCTATTAAACTTAACTAAAATTAAACCCACTATTAGTGGGTTTTTTTATTTCCAAATATTTTCTAAATCTATTTTAGAATTTATATCAATAAATTTTCCATTTTTGATAAGTGAGTATTTTTGTAAAGGTTGGAATTTATTTACTATTTTTTTAATTTTCAATTTCTCATCTTCTTCTAAATCAAAGTTAAATATTTGTATTAGATTTTCAATTTCCGAAAACGATAGTACATTTTTACCGTTAACAAAAAATGTAAAGTCATATGAATAGTTATTGTATGATGCTGAGTCTATTGATTTTGACTTGTGTATTAAAAAGTTAGTAAGTGAGTTCTCAACTCCGATAGTTGGTAATGAATATTTATAATCATCAATAAAAAATTCTTTGTTTACCTCATCATAATGATTCATTGTAGATTCATCAATTTTGTAGTAATTAAAAAATATTGGGTTAAATTCAATTTTCTTATCTATTCCTGAATCTATATAATCTATTTCTATTGGTTTACCTTTTGAGAATCTAACTATTTCTAAGAATAAAAAAATAATATCAACGCTTTTTATATCATCAAATGTATAATCATTTTTTATAATTATACTTTTCTCAACAATTTTTTTTACTTTGGATATGATTAATCCTAAATCTTCTTTTACATATTTATATTCGTATTCGATTATATCTGTTAAATCTACCTTCTTTATGTAAAGTTGAAAATCATCTTTATAAAATAAACCTTGTGAAGGTAGTAATTTCAAATCTACTTTCTTTTGTAAGTTTAAAATTCCTTTTAAGAATCCTGATATACTCATATAGTATATTTTTATTTTATATATTTTTTTATAGAAGCCTCATGTCGTCTAATATATAAATTATGATTATTTTTGGTGATTGTTATGAAGAAATTCTTAAAGTAGACGATAATTCAGTAAGTCTTATTATTATTGACCCTCCTTATAACATATCAAAGTCTTCTAATTTTAAAAAACATTCTTTAAACACACCTGATGAATTAAAGACTAAATATAATATCTCGATAGATTTTGGTGATTGGGATAAAAAAGAAATTGATTGGGAAAATTTATTTTTACAATTTAAAAGAGTATTAAAAAACAGTGGAACTTTAGTAATTTTTTATGATGTTTGGAAATCTACTGAACTTAAAGAATGTGCTGATAAATATAAGTTCAATCAACACAGAGTTTGTTGTTGGATGAAAACAAATCCTGTTCCTGTTAATTCTAAAATCAATTATTTATCTAATGCTGCTGAGTACTTCTTTACATTCGTAAAGGGAAAAAAACCAACTTTTAACTCTGAATATGATAATGGTTATTATAGTTATCCAATATGTCATGGTAAAGAAAGATATTCACATCCAACACAAAAACCTTTAAGTTTAATTTCTGATTTAATAAAAAAACACAGTAATGAAGGAGATATTGTTTTGGATTGTTTTGCTGGTACTGGTACAACCGGCCATGCTTGTGTTAATCTTAATAGAAATTTTATTTTAATCGAAAAGGATAAAAATTATTTTGACATTATTGATAAAAGATTAAACCTATTAAATAATTTATAATATAAAAAATAAAACAAAAACTATGTCTATAATAATAAAAAATTCACAATTAAACGCTGAAACTATTGAAGCTCTTAATCAGTTAATTGAAATGGATATAAATGCGGGTTCTGCTTTTAGGCTTACTAGAATTTTAAAAGAAATCTCTTCTATTGTTGAGGATAAATTAAAGGCTGAAAAAAGAATTTTAGAAAAATATACAGAAAAAGATGAGGATGGTAATCCTACTGTTGCTAAAGACAAAGATAATAATATTATACAAGGAGCTGTAAATTTGAATAATCCTGATGGTTTCACAAAAGAAATGAGTGAGTTGATGGATATTGATATCACTATTAATCACGATAGGGTTAACTTTGATGACTTGAATTTATCAACAGCAAAAGTAAAAGATTTATTAAGAATAGATTTTTTATTTAATTAAATTATGCCTTTACCATATTTTAGAGTCTGGTATAATTCTATTCTAAGAGTAAATAGAAGAAAAAAATCAATTGAAAAAATATTTAGAAAGTCTGGTAATTAATTATCAGACTTTTTTATTTGTAGTTGGATATTTTAATATATACAAAAAAGGAATATATTAATGCCGGCTACTTATAGTATAAACGTAGGAACAATTATCGAGAGTGTGAGAAAACAGAATGTTTTTTCTGTTGTTCAAGAATTACCAGATAATACACAAAAGTTAATATCACCAAGAGATGTGAGAGATGCTTTTTTATCAGCATGGGCTAATTCGGCATTTAAGATAACAACTCCCGGTATATTAACAAGTAATGAGTATATAGGAATTGATTCTGGTAATCCAGATGATAGAGATATCAAGAAAAAGATACTTCTAGGTAAGAGGTCTTTTGGTAATTTAGATATTTTAGATAATACTTTACTTAGTACCTTAGGTTCTGATATTTATTTCTTTAATACTAAAGATGACTCAGCCACACAAAGTTCAACCAAGATTTCAATTTTAGCTGGTACTAATTCAAATTTACATACATATGCTCCTTATATAGAATCTGTTGTTGGAACATCATCATTAGGTATAAATTTAGAGATAAGAAATCCTTCTTTATTTGAGGGACCAATAAGTATAGTTTCTCAACAAGGTAGAGTCGCTATTAATGGTATTGTATTTCCAACAATTGCAGAAACTGCTGCTTCTGCTTCTAATGGTAGAATTTTAAGATATTATGGAACTTATCCAAATGGATATCTTAGATGGGATGATACAAATGTTACAATTGCTAATATAGGTAGTCCAACGGCAGTTACTAATATCTATGGTAGTCCAAGTAATGTTAATGGATATTCTTTAGAATTTATTGAAGATGCAATGGTACCTCAAACAGTTGGTGGTATTGGAATAGGATCTTCTTTTTCGGCTTTTACTTATGACGCTACATCAGTAACTGGTAATTACCAGAATTGGCCTATTGTAGAGGTTATGAGAAAATTACTTTATCCCTATGTGCCTCCCGTTTTAAGCCTTAGTGTTGTGAATCCTTTTACTGGTACGACATTTGCAGAAGTAGGTACAACTCCTTCTGTAGTGGTTACTTATAATTTGACTTCATATGCTAGAGATGATAATGAATATATTGCTGATTTTGTTATATCTGGTACTACATATTCTGCTCCATTTGGAGGATTTTCATTTTCAGCAAGTCCAGGTAATGGATTTAGCGGAACTGCTGCTGGTACTACTTCGAGTTTAGCATCAGGTGTAATTGATTATGTTTTTTCAGCATCTGACCAGTGGGTACCTACTGTCTTTACTGCATCTGGTTATCCTACAGGATTCTCACATAGTGCTACTGCTTCTATACAATTTGTTCATCCGTTTTTACTTTTATTTGGTGATTATGGTAGTGTTTTTAATAGTAATATGATTCAAGATATACATATTAGTCAAACATCCAGTAGAACTATTTTTCCTTATACAGGACCTTCTCAGTCGGTTGTTATGCCTGCTGTTGGTGGTGGATATTTATATTTTGCTTATCCATATAGTTATCCAGAATTATCTTTAATAAAAGATGGAAATGGATTTATAATACATGATGTGAGTTCTCTTACTTTTTCAGCATTTACTTACTCTACCGCTGGGTTGTCTTCTTTTTATACAACTTATAGAATTTACAGAACTATGGCAACTTGTAGTTATACAGGTAATGGTCAATTTGAATTTATTTTTTAATATATGGCAACATTTAGTATAAATAACGGAACCTCAACTGAAAGTTTGGCTTACTCTCTTGTGGGCGGAACTGGTCCGTCTCCTGATTATATAAATGATATCTTAAATTCTTTAGAAGACAATAATAATAAACAAATATCACCATATGCTTTAAGAAGTACAATTTTATCTTTATATTCAAGTGTTCCATTTAAAGAAACAACCGCTTCTGGATCAAATATTGAGTATATTGGTATTGATACTTTAGATTCATCAAATAAAGACCAGAAAAGAAAAATATTTTTAGGTAAAAGAGCTTTTTCTGGAACATATAGTTATTTTGAACTACACGATATAATGAATAGTTCTTTATTAAATAGTGATGTTGATATTTTTCTATACAATACTAAAACTGATTCAGTAGATAATGACACAACAAAAGTTTCTATTTTAGCTGGTACATCATCTGCTCTTTATGAATTTGCTCCTTATTTTCGTTCACAACTTGTAATTGGTTTTAGTCAATCATTGTCTTTGGACTTTGTATCTGTTAATGGTGATATTACTTTACAAAGTGATTATGATTATGTTAAAATAAATACATTTAGTTTACCAACAATTTTGGAATCAAGTGCGTCCGCATCAAATAGTAAAACATTATTTTATCAAAATGGTATATTAGAATGGGGTGATGTATTACTTCCTTCGTTGAGTTATATCGGAACAACTGGATCATCAATAAATATTTATGGTTCTCCAGTAAACTTAAATGGATTTCCAATTGAGTTTTCAGACTCTCGTAAAGTACCCCAACAAGTTAATGGTGTATTAATAGGAGAGACTTTTAGCGTTGAGTCTTTATCTGATATGGTTAGAAGAGTTGTTTATCCTTACTTACCTCCATTGTGTTTAATAAAACTTTTACCCCCTTATAATTCTGGTTATGTTGAAGTTGGTACATTTCCTACTCCAACTCTTGAGTTTACTATTAAAAAGAGAACTCATCCTACATTAACAACATCATTATCAAATATGATACCTGGTATTTATCCACCAGTTGCTGGTTACACACCAACAAGTGTTACATCAACATCTAATGGAATAGTAATTTCTCCAATTACTGCCAGTACTACTAATTTTACAATTACTGTCTCTGATGGTACTCAGTCCAATAGTGCTACTACAAGTATTAGTGGAGTTTATCCATTCTTTTATGGATTTAGCTCAGTTAACAATATGACATCAATAGAACTTATTAATTTAAGTAAAATAGTTGAACCTAAGAGTGATAAACTTATTGATATTTCTGGAATCGGAAACTATTACTTTATTTATGATTTTGATTATGGAACCTTATCAAATATTTATGATGGTTTAGGAAATACTTGCTCAGCTTCTTTCTCAGCAACTTATTCTATATTATCATCACCTACTGGTTTATGGGCTGGTAAAGACTTTTATGTTTATAAATGGAGTTCTGTTCCTCAGATAGGACCACCATCACAAAATTTTCAATTCATGTTCTAAAAATTTTATATATAGTTTATGTCAATACAATTAGTAGATAATTTTCAAGTAAACACGGCCAATCCAATCGATAATAGATTTGTAGTTGGTCCATCATGTTTCTATACACATAGAGATTTGATTCCTTATAAATATGCCGGTATGAGAATTTGGGACTTAAATGACACATTGCCGTATTATTGGACTGGTACTACCTATTCAAGTGAGAACACTGTTGCCATTACAGGTAATGGTACAGTAGCTAGAATACCTAAATTTACACTTACTACTGGATTAGGTGATTCATTAATGACTGATAATGGTACTTATGTTGGTATTGGGTATGCAAATGAAACACTTGCATCTGAAAAATTAGATGTCAATGGTAATATAAAATCAAACGGTGTGACTGGATTTATAGGATTTGGTGGAAGTATTACACAATTAAATGCTACCAATGTAGCAACTGGTGCATTAGCGATTGCAAGAATTCAAAATGATTCTCTTGGTAAAGTTTTAATAACTGGAGCTAGTTCCCCTCAATGGGAAAATACTTCACAGATAAGTGTTGGAACCGCATCATATATTGCGGTCACTAATGATACCGCTTCTGCTACTACACATTATATTTCTTTCTTTTCAGCTGTTTCTGGTGGTACTAATAAAGTATCATCTAGTAGATTACAATTTATCCCTAGTTCTGGTAATTTATATGTTTATGGATCTCTTGGTTTGGGATATACAACACCCGCTAATAAATTAACTGTAGATGGATCTCTTACTGTTGGATCAAATGTTGCAATAACAGGTGGTGCAAATAGATGTTGGTTTAACTCCGTTCCACTTGGTACTAACGGTGCATATAATTCTGGTGCTGTTCAGATAGGTGGATCAAAACAATTTGAGTTTTTCCCATTTACTGGTGGTGGTGTTAGTTTTGCTATCTATAATTCAGTTGCTGGATCTTCACTTAGGTTAACTTTTCAGAACTATGATACCTATTCAGTTTATCAAGTTAGAGATACACACTATATTAATACTCATTCAACATCTGGTGTTATAAATATTGGTGGTGCTCCTGGTGGATATGAATTTAGAATGTATATGAGTGGTAGAAGTGACTTACCACTTATTGGTGGTAATGGTTTTTATGTGAATGGAAAAACTGTATTAAATGGAAGAGCTCATTTAGTTTCTGGTTTATCAACTGGAGTTGGTACTGTTGTAAAAAATACTTATATAATTCATACAGAAGTAAAACGAAATGCAGCTAATGCTGCATATGGTGTTGCTAATACAACCGGATCCGATTATCTTGGTGGTGTTGTTACCTACACATACTTGAGTGCTGTGACAGATCAAAGTCTTACATTTAGGTTGACTTTTCCAACAGCTTTACCTAATACAAATTATTTTTGTTTTGTTAATTGTGATAACAATAATGGTAATGTTAACGACTATAAATTTCAAACTTTGGTTAAACTCAAAACTACTACATATATTGAGATAATAATAATCGCTTCAGCTAGGATTAATGGAGGTACTACTGACTGGGATAATAATGACCCGGTTGGTATATCAGTTGCTGTTTTTAGTATATAAAAAAATTAAATTAAAATGAAAAAATTAACTATTGATTGTATTGTTGGTGACGAGGTGTATTTTAATTGGGATAAAAAATATGCAGAGGGTATAATTATAGAAGTAAATGAAATTGGGTTTTTACTAGATATAAAACCAGAGTTTATTGATTTACCAATTATTGGTGCTGAAATGGGGTTCTCAAAAATAGTAATAAGAGAAGGAAGATTAGATTAATCTACTTTTTCAAACCACCAATTAAAGTAAATAAAATTATCTCCGATTAGGTTATATGTATCAGATTCGTGTTTAATAACAATTTTGTTATCATATGACTTTAATACCTCTATTTCGATACCTTGTTGCATACTTAATTGTCTACCAGTTTCTGTAGAGTAACAAATTACTTCATTATTTAATAATTTATAATTACCATTTTCTGGTTTTAACCAAGTTCTTAAAGTTTTAATTACTAACCCTTTTATTTTGATAACCCATTCTTTTGGTTGTAATAAATCAAAATCCTTAAACAATTCAGATGAGAAAATTGGATTTAGGCCAACAACATCTTCTACTTCTCCCCAATATTCCTCGTCATCAATTACTAATGTAATGTAAGCTGTGTATTTTAGAGTTTCATTTTTTACAATTCTAAGTATTTTCATACTTTGAATATCTTGATCATCTAATGATAATTTACTTCTTAAGTTACTATAAGCGGTAGATCCTTTTACCTTATAAAGGATATCATTAATTCTAGAAAGTGCTTGTCTGATACCATCTTGGTGTTTATCAAAAGCATCAATTGATAATTGTGGATCATCGACATGAATAGAAGCTCTTGCTGAATCTGGATTCATTCTTTGTATGTTGAATTCTGTAAACTCAAGAATAAGTCTATTTCTAATTTTCATAATTAATATATATATTAAATCCTAAAAGTATATTATGAAAATTAAAAGATTTAATGAATCGGAACAATTAGATATTTCTATAGAAAGAATAGGTGAGATTGTTGAGAGTGTTAAAGAAATGATGGCTTTTATTGATGATAAAAGTGATTTTTTAGAGTCGTTATTAAATGAGTTAAATAACTATAAAAATGAATCAAGTAAAGGAAATGACCAAATCGACGATTCTATAGCTTCTTTACAAGTTGCTAAAAAAGATGTTGATAATATTTTAGATAAATTAGATAATGTTGTTTCTAATCTTAAAGATTATAATGATAGTGGAAGGAAATACTTATACACTGAAACTAAATAAAAAAACCACTCTTTAAGAGTGGTTTTTTTATTAAAAGTAATTTATTTATTGTAAGTTAATTTGTAAATTGTCTTATATTGTAAAGCAATTAATTCATCAATAATATTGTGAATGTGTGTGTCTTCCGATTTAATACAGGTTCTTTCACTTTTAACATACTCAACAGTTTCCTTAAAATAGTCTAATTTATCTTTTGATTTAGAATCTGTTGTGTCAATTACATCATATTCTTCAATAAGACCATATTGACCTTGATAGATTTCAACGATGTCATCAATAAATTCAATAACTTCTTCATAATAAGTTTGTAAAGCTAAGTGAGCTGCGTGTGAACCCATATCACCTTTAACAGTCCAGTGATAAACTTGAGCCATTTCTCTTGATTCTAATAATTTAGAAATGAATTTAGAAACATCTCCACCTTCAGAAACTTGAACTTCTTCTTTTTCCTCTGATTTTTCTTCTCTCTCTTCTTCTGATTTTTGTTTACCAGACATTAATTTTATTAACTCTTCTTTAGACATATCTTCATAATTTGAAGGTAAGTTTGACTTTAGTTCATCTCCTTCTGCTTCGAATACTCTTTTGATACTTTTGGAGTTTTTTTGTATTTCAGAAAATCTTTTCATATTCTAATTTTAATTTTATGGTTTATATATTAATTTTATAAATTACTTTAGAGTGTTTATAAAGTTATCATAGTCAAATTTAATTTTCTCTCTTTTAAATTGAGCGACCATATCATTTGCTATTTCCATTCTATTTTCTTTATCCTTTACTTTCTTGAGTATATCTATAATACCAGAAACCATTTGATAGTCATTATTATCTTCTAGTTCTGACTTTATTTTTACCTTTAGTGATTTTTCACTTTTGGATTCTAATATTTTACTAAATTTCTTCATTTATAATTTATTTTTTTGATCCAAAGTCGTATAGTTTGGTTAACTTTCTTTTTAACTTATTACCACCTCTATTGACTCTTCTTGACATATAATTAATAAAGTAGTCACAATCGTTTTTCTCAAGTTTTTCAATATCTATTTTAGATTCTTCTTTATTTAGAGCTAATTCTTTCTTATAAACACTTAACCACATTGATTTTAATCTTTCTTTTAGTGGTTTTGATAAGACACCACTATAAAGAGCTGTCTTTTCTTCTGGTTTACTTGAGATATAATCATCTATATCATTTTCTAATATATCAATAAAATCATCTGGGTTAAAATTCACCATATCATTTGCGTATTTCCAAGCTGTTGTCTCAAATAATTTATCAAATCCGTATTTTATAACAAAATAGGAAGCTTCTTGAACTTGAGCACTTATTTCATAAGGTTCGGATAGATAAAAATAAAAAATAAAACTAGACCAAGTCTTAAATATTCCCTTTGGTATTCCCCATTTGTTTTCATCTGAAAATGTTATAGATAATTTTGGAGCTCTTTTATATAAAGGAATATTTTTTTGTGAAAGTAGTCTACCATAGTATTCGTAAAGGTGATTTAACTCATGCCAAATAGTTTCGTTTACATCATCTGATAAAGTAATATCATCTGATATCTTACCATAACTTTCTGGTATTATTATAGCAACATCTAATTTAATAATTATACCAAAGTCTAAATCTTCTATTATTGATTCTGTTTTCTTTGAGTATTCTTTCCAATTTTTGTGACCAAATTTATAAGCCGCTCCACCAACTGTGTGTGGTATATTATTTCTAGACTTATTTGGATATTCTTTAATAAATTTATCATCAGATATTTTAGTAAAAAATAAATTAATTAAAATACTGACTACTGGAAACTTTTTATAATCTTCTTTATTTGATATAAAATCAGAAAAATTATTACTTGATATCTCAAATTTCAAATTAGATTTTTTAGAACCAGATTCTAAATATTTAGAAAATTCCGAAATAGTTAAATCGTGTATAGGTTCTGCATAGCAAATGGCTGGTAAGGCCACTCCCATTTTTTCATTTAATGGCATAAACTCGTTAAATTTACAAATTATCATCTTAGTATATATTAATTTGAGATTATCAAATACTAAAAGTAAATTTTAATTTTTAATATATAAATCACTTAAAATAATCTATATTTATGAAATATGTAAGAAAATATGAAGAGTTTACATTTGCCGAACCAACTGTTAAACCCGATGTTAAGCCTGATGTTAAACCAGGTACCATTGAAAAGCCACAACCACCTAATCCAATTAGAAGAGACAGAACATCTCCAGTGCCGTCACCAGCTAAGGCTGAGTTGAAAAAGGCTACAGCAGAAGATGTTGCTCATAGATTTATCGAACTTGCTCATAAAGCAGGAGATGACGTAAAAAAATATGTAGAAAAGAAATGAAAAGTTTTTCAGAATTTTTAAAAGAAGAAATCTCCATTAAAGGTAATAAAGGATTACCAGAAGAGAAATTAAGAGATATCGAAAGAAAAGGTGCTGAGAAAATCAGAGGTGAAAATCCTGGTGGTTTAATCGGTCAGATTATGGGTTTAATGCGTGATTCTGGTAGATTCATTACTGGTAATCAAAAAAAGTTAGAAAAACTTGCTGAAGAAGTTCTTAAAGACACTTATCCACTAATTCTAAAAAATGTAGATTTAGATTTACAACTTGTTACTGATGGTATGAAAGTACATGAGTTCATGAAAAAAGAAGAAGAGGAAAAGAAAAAGGAAATTCAAGAAGAGGAAGAAGATAAAAATCAATCTGAAGAAGAGGAAGAAGGACAAGAAGATGACCAACAAGAAGAACCTAAGAGAGAATTAGATAAAGAAGCTCTTAGATTGGCTTTAGATAAGAGAAAGTTTGCTAATAATATAATTCAAGGAGAAGCTAAAAACACTAAATTTATTTTACACCAAGAAGTTACAACAAATGGTTTAAGAGAAATTTATGGAGATAGATCTACTGAGGCAATTAGAATATGGAATGATATTTCTAAAATCGCTGATAAATTAGACTGGGTTATTCCTATTCAAGATAAAGCTGATATGATGGAGAGATCCCCACAGGGAATGGCTGGTGCTTGTTCTGGTAGATTTAAGAAGAAAGCTCATAGTAAGAAAAAGAAAAAAGAACAAGAAGACTTAATAAAAGAGATTAATCAAGCTATCGAAGAAGGTAAAGATATCAAAGATAAAGAAATGCAAGAGAAAATTTCTGAAGTACTTGGTCATCTTAATCCTACTGTTAAAGTAAGAGCTATTGATTTTCCGATGTTACTACATGAAGCAGTTAAAGGAATTTACGAATTAATTGCTGATGTTGGTATGAGTAGAGATAAAGAAATGGCTGAGGAAGTTCATAGACAAACTTCTACATTTTTAGACGAGGCTGAGGATTTCAGATATGGTCCTTATTTAGCACAAGATTTAAATGACTTTGTGATGAAAAACCCTGATGCTCAAAAGTATCCTAATATCAAAGAATTTGTTTTTGGTAAACTTATAGATTCTGATAGATGGTCTGATGAAGATTGTTTAGAGAATCTTAAAAATGTTTTTCTTGAAAGTCCGAGAGGTAGAAAACTTATCGATGATTTAATTAAAGAATCGGTTGATGAATTAGAAGAATATGAGAGACAAGTTAGTGAATGGGAAAATAGCAAAAAAGATAATAGACAGATGACTGATGAAGAAGAATCTGATATTGATAAACTTGTTAAACAAACATTATATGGAGAAGGAGAAGAAGAACCTGTATCTAAAAAGTCTTATGATGATATGACAATAAGTGAGATACAAGATGAGATAGAAAAAGCTGTTGAAGAAGAAAATTATGAATTAGCAGCTGAACTTACTAAAAAATATCTTAAAGGTGAGTCTAAAAAAATATGGGAAAGAGAATTATTAAGAATTAATGAATCTCATTCAATTCATAGAAGAATAAAATAATAGTAATAAGATGAAGTTATATAAGTATAATCAATTTTTAGGAGATAAATCAATTAATGAGAATCTTGATAAGGCTAAAAAATTCTTGAAAGAAAGAGAACTATTAAAAGTTGCATCTGATGAATTAGGTCTTATTAAAGGTGAATTAAAAGACCAATTAGATCATAAAGAAAAAAGAAGTCTTAAATTAAAAGACTTTTCAGAAGAAGAACAAACTGAAATTAGAACTAAGTTAAGAGAACTAAGATTACCTGATGAAGATGTAAGAAGAGTTGAGAGAGATCCAGACTTCTTAAAAATCAGAGAATACTTAGGTTCTAAGTATATTGGATGGACTTATGCATTTACTTACTTTTACTTTGTTGAAATGGTTTCTATGGAAGACTTATTTACGAGCAAAGATGTTGCTACTGGAGAAGAGACCAATATTTTTGCTAAACTGATAGATTATTCAGGCCTTTTAGATAGATTACCTAAGAAGTTTGATGCTAACTTTATCGATACTAATGTTGATAATAATGCTGAGATATTAATTGATGGTCTTAGTTATTTAGAAGAATATAGAAAGGTCAAAAAAATAATTGATACTTTTTCATCTAAATTAAAATCTGAGTATAACAAGGCTCCTGAGAATCTCAAAGAACAAATGGCTGAGGTTGCCGGTGGTTTTGACCAAGTACCTGCTGATAAAAAAGAAAAAGTTTGGAAGTCATTCTTTGGTGAAATGAAATTAGATACTAATCCAGTTTTACCTGATGGTAAACCTAATCCTAACTTTAATAAAATGGTTTGGTCTTCATCTTTAAGAAGATTTGAGCATATGGATAATCCTATTAGAGAATTAATAAAAGCGGCTAAGAACCACTTAAAATCTTCTGAGAATGATAGTATTATGGCATTTTATGATAAGATTAATTCTTGTAATGAAAAGTTTGGTCGATTGGGAGCTGATATTGTATTTGATGAGAATGGTATATTAGTTTTAGAAGTTAAGTCTTTTCAAGCAAATCAATTCTTAAATGGTCATACAAGACACTGTATAAAAGATTCTATGTCTCAATGGCAAAGTTATGTATCTAATCATAATAATAAACAATATTATGTTTATAACTTTAATATTTCACAAACAGATAATTTATCTGTTATTGGTGTTACAATTGCTCCTGGTAAGTCTTCAACTTCTGATAGATATAAAAGCTCAGATAGTGGTGCTGAAATTTATAGTCACGGTTATGGTAGAGCTTGTCACCAAAAAAATGATGGAAATGTCGCGGATAGTTTTAAATCAGTATTGAATAAATTTGAAAGTGAAAATGATTTAGAAATTAATATTTTTAATGATTGTCTTAAAGCAATGACTCCTGAAGAAATTGACAGAAGAGAAAGAGCTAAAATTGCAGAAAGAGAGATTATTAGAAAAGGTCTTACTATTGAACAAATTAAAAAATATGTTAAGGAAGACGGTGCTGACATAAACAAAGATAATGCTAAAGCTCTTGAAAATGCTGTTGAAGAAGGTGATGTTGAAAAGGCTAGAGTTTGTTTAGAGTTAGGAGCTTCACCGAATCTTAAAAAAGGAGCAGACGCTTCTATATCAAAGGCTAAAGACTTAGAAATGATTAAATTACTTGTTACATATGGATCTGATATGACAGGTGATGTATTTAATCAAGTAATGGGTCAACCAGATGCATTAGATTTCTGTCTTAAAGCTGGATTAGATCCATCTTTTAATAATTTCTTACCTTGGAGAAAAGTAACTAAAGGAACTTGGCGCTCTGTAAGTGATATCGGTGAGTCTTATTATGATGCCTTTTTACTATTATTAAAATATGGTGCGAAAGTACAAGATGATAGAGGTAGAAATATGATTGTTAAATGGGCTGCTGAATATGGAAGAATGGATATTCTTAATTATTTAGATGAGTCTGGTCTTTCTGGAAAATTCCAAGAAAAAGATTGGAATGAAGCTATTCTGTGGATAGCACACTCTCAAAAATTACCATCTGATAAAAAAGATGAAGTAAACAATTACTTGAAAAGTAAAATTGGTAAATAACTAAAAACCCACTTAATTAAGTGGGTTTTTTATTTTTGTAATATCTTATAAATTAAATAAGAATCATTAACATCTTCATATGGTTTAGGAATTGTTGCAACTGAAAGAATATCTGATTTTGATAACTTACAATGTTTTGACCAGAAGTCATCTATTTCATTATTATCAACTATTGATAAAAACATATCAGTTTTGGTAAATTTACCACCAGATATTCCAATAGTATTTCTCCAGATAAACTCTTGTCTTGGCTTCTTACCACCAATTTCTTTAATAATAGGCGGATAAGTTAATTTACAAGATTCTAATTTGAGTGTTGATGGTGAAAGAACAGTAATGTCCTCTGATATCTTATCAAATAGTTTTTTTCTTAAAAGAGTTGAGAATGTAACTAAGTCAATAATATCACCAGCTGTTGATGAAAATGAATACCCTTCAATTCCAACCTTAGTTTGTTTAGTAGGGTCAATATTATCTAAGATATCTTTAATAATATCATCCGTGATTTTATCATAATCTTTTAGTTTTGTGAGTTCTCCTTCTGAGTAATCCTCAAAACTTCTATATTCTACAAATTTATATGTGACATATTGTTCAGCCAGTTTGAACCATTTTTTGATTCCGGTTTTACCAAATGCTGATGATTCTCTACAATAATTATACATCTTAAATGTATCTCCTGAAGATACAACAAGTGCTGTTGAAATTAAACTTGGATCTATTGCCACTATATTCATAACTTATATAGTATAAGTTCATGTTTTCCTATTTTTTATGAAAATAACAATATCAATAATGTTTATTTTCATTTTGACTTTTAATTATTTTTTTGTATATTTGTTATATGAAAGGTCACAAACTAACTCAAAAAGATGCTCTTAAATTCATCTTCGCTGGTAATTCTATTTTTACAGTAGAAAATAATAAAACTGGTAATAGATTTACATTCAAAGTTAAAATATCTAAAACACCTGGTTTTTACTTTGTTAGTGTGTTAACTTCACCTGATACTTATTCTTATATAGGAATCATTGTCAACGGTTTGTTTACTTGGGGTAAGAAGTCTCATATTTCCGAAAACGCTCAATCAGTTAAAGTATTTCAGTATATTATCGACAAACTGAAGTCTCAATCTTTACCTGAATTTGTGGAAGTTTGGCATGAAGGTCGTTGTGGTAAATGTGGTAAAACATTAACAGTTCCTTCTTCTATTCAGAATGGTTTAGGACCAGAGTGTATCAAAACACTTTCTAGACAAGCTAAAAGAGATAAATTTCTTGAATTAATTCTTTCATAATGTCTATATTTTTTACTTTATTTACATTTATTTTTCTGTTTTACTATACTGTCTTACTTAAAAAGACAAATTATATCACATATGATTTAAAAATAGGAAAAAAATGTTACTCTTGTAAGGAAGAGATAAATACAGATGTAACCGACTTTGATGTTTTATTAGATAAAAAGAATAAATTTAACTTATGCGAATCTTGTAAACGAGACGAGAAAATAAATAAATTATTTAACGGTAAGTTATCACTAGTAAACAAATTTAAGTTTTACTTAATTTCAAGTAATAAACCACTTATTTATTTTATTTTTTTAATAGTAATTTTATTAATAATAGACATCACTCTTAAATTAGTATTTGATATCAAGTGGTTTACTTATATTTATAATTCTTTTTTACTTATTTATTGGATACTCACTATATACAGACATAAACTTATTTCAATAAAAAAACCCTCTCATTGAGAGGGTTTTCTAGGGTCGACTGGATAGGTCGAGGGTCCACCACCTTATTTTTCTAAACAAGGAAACTATTTTTTGTTTCGATATGTTGGATTATACCTCTAACAAAAAGTTCTTTAATTACTGATTCACAGGTATACGTTTTATCAAAATAGAATTCAATGTTATCTTTAACATTCTCCATTCCTACTTTATACAGTTCTTCTAAAGGGAAGTTTTCACTTCTTACATTTCTTTCATCTAAAAGTTCCTTGATTCTGTAAATCATTTTAATTTAATTATTTTTTACCTTCTTCTGTAGAAGCTGTTCTATAAGGAGTAACTAATTTCTTAATTTCACCTAAAGCTTTACGAGCTCTACTGTCAGATACTTTAGTAGTACCATTGTGACCAGCTTCAAATTGTTCCCAAAGGGTTTTCAATTGTTCATAAATTTCTTGTTTTGACATATTATTTTATTTTATTTTTTAGAGTTAAAGTACTCTTGAACTTTTTCTTTATTATCCGAAGATATCATCTGCGTCAGCCGAATCTGTAAATCCGTTTGTATCATCTTCATCTTCATCATCTCCGATTACACTATTAAATTGCTTCTCAACATCTTCAATCTCATCCAACGATCTAAATCTAAAATAATCATTTACAATTGGTGCCATTTTTTCAAGAACTTCTTGAGTAAATACTTCTGATGTAAATAATTGTTTTGTTGTAATTGATTTGTTTAAGTGGTTAATATACCATCTGTTACCACCTGGAACAAAAGTCATTTCACCTGTTTTTTTATCTACATCCATTTTACCTTTAGCGATTCCAATTTGTTCCATATATTCTGGACGACAAAAAGCATCTAATCCGGTGTATGGATTTAAACCATTTAGAAAAGAAATATCAAATCTAATCTTTTTAGGTTTAGCTAAACGGTTCTTTTGAGTTTTGAATAAAACTGAAATACCTGATTGACCTAAATCCATATCATCTTCTTCACCTGTTTTTAATTTTGATTTAGATAGAAATCCTAAAACTGAAGCTGAATAAACTAGACCCATACCTCCCTTACTTATTTCTCTTGGAAATAAATCTTGTGTCAAGTATGTATGGTTGCAGCATACCATGGGGATGTCTAAATATCCAAGGTCTGAACTGATACTTCTGAAAAGAGCATTTAGTTGTTTAGCTCTAGTCATATCTTGTTTCATATCACCTTTTAGTAAGTCCGCTTTTTCTTTGTTAGAAGACATCATACCAATAGAGTCTAATACTATTAAAATCTTTGGAATTTCATATCCTGCCATTTTTTGATTTTTTAATTCATCTAATAATTGTGTTAATGTAATATTTATATCTTCAACTTTATTAGATCTAATTAATCTGAATTTTTCTGGTGAGTTATCAATACCCATTTTAGAGATACCTTCGATATC